ATGAAACAAATCCGCAACATCGCCATTATCGCCCACGTCGACCACGGCAAAACCACATTGGTCGACCAACTGCTGCGCCAATCCGGCACATTCCGCGCCAACCAGCAGGTTGACGAGCGCGTGATGGACAGCAACGACCTCGAAAAAGAACGCGGCATCACCATCCTCGCCAAAAACACCGCCATCGATTACGAAGGCTACCACATCAATATCGTCGACACGCCGGGACACGCCGACTTCGGCGGCGAAGTGGAGCGCGTTTTGGGGATGGTGGACTGCGTCGTCCTGCTGGTGGACGCGCAGGAAGGCCCGATGCCGCAAACCCGTTTCGTGACCAAAAAAGCCTTGGCTTTGGGGCTGAAACCGATTGTCGTCATCAATAAAATCGACAAGCCGTCCGCCCGCCCGAGCTGGGTTATCGACCAGACTTTCGAACTCTTCGACAACTTGGGTGCGACCGACGAGCAGTTGGATTTCCCGATTGTTTACGCTTCAGGGTTGAGCGGCTTTGCCAAGCTGGAAGAAACCGACGAGAGCAGCGATATGCGCCCGCTGTTCGACACCATCCTAAAATACACGCCTGCACCGAGCGGCAGCGCGGACGAGCCGCTGCAACTGCAAATTTCCCAACTCGACTACGACAACTACACCGGCCGCCTCGGTATCGGCCGCATCCTGAACGGACGCATCAAACCCGGCCAAACCGTTGCCGTCATGAACCACGAGCAGCAAATCGCCCAAGGCCGCATCAACCAGCTTTTGGGTTTCAAAGGCTTGGAACGCGTACCGCTTGAAGAAGCCGAAGCCGGCGACATCGTGATTATTTCCGGTATCGAAGACATCGGCATCGGCGTAACCATCACCGACAAAGACAATCCCAAAGGCCTGCCGATGTTGAGCGTGGACGAACCGACGCTGACGATGGATTTTATGGTCAACACCAGCCCATTGGCAGGTACAGAAGGCAAATTCGTAACCAGCCGCCAAATCCGCGACCGCCTGCAAAAAGAATTGCTGACCAACGTCGCCCTGCGCGTGGAAGATACCGCCGATGCCGACGTGTTCCGCGTATCCGGACGCGGCGAGCTGCACCTGACCATTTTGCTGGAAAACATGCGCCGCGAAGGCTACGAACTCGCCGTCGGCAAACCGCGCGTCGTGTACCGCGACATCGACGGTCAAAAATGCGAACCTTATGAAAACCTGACCGTGGACGTACCCGACGACAACCAAGGCGCGGTAATGGAAGAACTCGGCCGTCGCCGTGGCGAGCTGACCAATATGGAAAGTGATGGCAACGGCCGCACCCGCCTCGAGTACCATATTCCCGCGCGCGGCTTAATCGGTTTCCAAGGCGAATTTATGACCCTGACGCGCGGTGTCGGGCTGATGAGCCACGTGTTCGACGATTACGCACCCGTGAAACCCGATATGCCCGGCCGCCACAACGGCGTGCTGGTGTCCCAAGAGCAGGGCGAGGCGGTCGCTTACGCCTTGTGGAACTTAGAAGACCGCGGCCGTATGTTCGTATCGCCCAACGACAAAATCTACGAAGGTATGATTATCGGCATCCACAGCCGCGACAACGATTTGGTGGTCAATCCGCTCAAAGGCAAAAAACTCACCAACATCCGCGCCAGCGGCACCGACGAAGCGGTGCGCCTGACCACGCCGATCAAGCTGACGCTGGAAGGTGCGGTTGAGTTTATCGACGATGACGAGCTGGTAGAAATCACGCCGCAATCCATCCGCCTGCGTAAGCGTTACCTGAGCGAATTGGAACGCCGCCGCCACTTTAAAAAGCTGGATTGATGTTTAAATGATGAGCTAATGCCGTCTGAAAGTGTTTCAGACGGCATTTTTTTTATTCGGGCGGGCTTTGCATCGGTATCCGGTGTTTTTTGAACTATTTATGCGTCAGGGCAGTTGTATGGAGGCAGGCGTGTGTCAGCGGGGCATTTTAATATAGTGGATTAACAAAAATCAGGACAAGGCGACGAAGCCGCAGACAGTACAAATAGTACGGAACCGATTCACTTGGTGCTTCAGCACCTTAGAGAATCGTTCTCTTTGAGCCAAGGCGAGGCAACGCCGTACCGGTTTTTGTTAATCCACTATATTTCTTGAAACAAAGGTCTGTGGCTCACAAGCCGGTTTGCCATTTCCTTCTCATTGTCTTCCCCATCGTCAAACTCAGCCGTACCGAAGGCATCCGGACATTAGGTAATACTCCTTATTTTCCCGCTTCAAGCCAAGGGATAAGAAAACCAAGGAGCGCAGCCGCCGTTGCGGGCGGAAAGAGAAGACGAGGGTTTGGCGCAGGGTGCGCCACGGGATATGCGCGGACATTATCCTGAGGGTTTGGCGGAATCGGTCAGGGCTGTACGCGCTTACCGTGCGGAACATCCGGAATCGGCGGATGTGTTGGACAGGCTTAACCGTGCGGTTTACGGTTACCGCCGCAACAACGGTTGGAACGTGCCGCTGTTGAGCCGTGAGGGGGAGCGTTTGCAAGGGGTTCGGACGGCGTTGCCGGATGATGGCGCGTCTGAGGCTGTTGTCGGCGGCGGCAGGGGTTTACCCCGGGCTTTACCCGCGGAAGATAAGGGTTTGGCGCAGGATGTGCGGCAGGATGTGCGGCAGGGTTTGACCCAAGGCGGCAGGGGTTTGACCCCTGATACGGGGGCTGATGCAAATGCGGCTGCCTTGCAGGGTTTGCCCGCGTCCGCCGCCGTTGCGTCCGGCAATGCGCCAACCCATCGGCAAAACTTACAGGTTCGGACACGCGCGGAAGGTGCCGCGCCCGGTCTTTCCGCGTCTGAAAACCTTGCGGAAACGGACGGCGGGAAACGTGCGCCTGTTGCGGGCAAACGCCCCGATACGGTGTTGCCGGTGCTGAATCCGCAGGTTACTGAATCGGCAGTCAAGGTATCGCCTAAGAAACGGATGGCGGATGCGGCTGCGGATTTCACGCGCCGTTTGGCGGCGGACAGGCGCAAGCTGGAAAAGGCGGGTGTGCCTTTGGGGGACGGCGAATACCGTTTCGAGCATACGAACCGTAAGCATATTGATGCGCTTGCGGGTGTGCTGGACAGGCTGGGCAAAGGCGGGATGTCGGGGGAGTTTGCCGATATGGCCGGTTCTTCCCATTCTGACGGCCTTGTCTTCGACGGCCGCCGTTATTTGAAGGGGCGGGAGGCGGAAACCTTGCAGGCGGGCGGTTTGTTGGAAACCGTGCCGTCCAAGTCGGGTTGGGATTATCGTCTGACGCAGGAAGGAAGGGCGTTGGCCAAGGTGATGGCGCGGTCGCGCGATGCCGCCGCCGACGGTAAACCGGCGGGCAGGGCGCAGTCTGCCCGGGCAAAAGACGCGCCTGTTGCAGGCAAGGCGGCTGTTGCAAAAAATGCAACAACTGAAAAGCCGTCTTCGGATAAGGTGCGAAATATCGAAGCGGGGAAATCCCACTTCGATGGCGGAAAGGGCAAGTCGGCCGCCGCACAAGGCGCGGCAAATGAAATGCCGTCTGAAAAGACGGGCAAAGCCAAGCCTGAAACGTTTGTGAAAACGGCTTTGGACAATCCGGAAGAGGCACGACGCAAGGCGCGTGTGTTGCAGGGCGAGCCTGTTTATACGGTGAAAGAGCGTACCGCACCGCAAGGTTTTAAGGCGTTGCGCGAGTGGGCTGCGGCTTTGTTTGAGAAAGCGGGCGGAAAGGCGGTTAATCCCGAGGCGGGAGAAATCCTGTTAAACGAACGTTCTGTCCGTGATTCGATTGCACACGGTATGAACCCGTTTAAGGCTGAAGCGTTTGCCGCAATTCCCGATGTAATCAGTCAAGGCGTGGTTATCCACGAGGGCGTGAATCCTGAAAACGGTACGCGCTATGTGTATATCAGTGCGCCTGTGGAAATCGAGGGGAAAGATGATGTGGTTACGCTGCTTGCCCGAAATACCGGCAACGGCAGTCAGATGTACCTGCACAGCGTGGCTACAAAAGAAAGTATCCTGAATGCCAGTGATACCGAGACGGCTGAAATCAGCCGCGAAACGGGGAAGGTCAATTCAGGATACATCGCCAGTGTACTGAAAAAACTCTTGGAATACAAGACGGAAACGGGTAAAGGCGTATCTGTCGGTAAAAAACAGCAGAAACGGCAGGCTGAATCTGAAGCAGGGAGTGTGCCGTCTGAAGCACAACCAAAGAGCGGCAAGGATTATTTCGGCTTATCGCTTTATGAATCAGGTCAGGATTATAAAGGAATAAGTGAGGCGCATTATCGGAAGTTTGTTGCAGAACTGTCCAAATTGGACGGATGGCGGGTCAATAACAGGAAGTATGGAAGGCTTGAGTTTCGTGTCGATGGCGAGGAGGTTGTTTTTTTACGGCGGCTGGAAAGCCTGTACAGTGAACATGCGGTTATAGGTTTTTCTGTTTACAACAGCAGACTGGTTGAAAAGAAATTTGATGAAATTGAATTTGTTTTCAACCCTTCCGAGCCTCCGAAAGAGACGGCAGAGAGGTTGAACCGTTTTATCCGTTCAATATATCCCGTGTCGGAAGCGTCGGTACAAGTTGAATCAAATCCTGAGTCTGAAGCCGATACGCACCGCACGCCGGAATCTGTTCGAGCCTTCTCCGTAACCCTGCCTAAGTTGCAACAGAAACGCGCCGTGGAACATTTGACGGCTGACGCGCTTTTGGACGGCGGCGCGAAGTATCCGCAATTGAACGGAAGGACAACGAAGGCGGGGCAGGTGGAGAAAACCTTGTCCGCAGGTTTTGTGCCGTATGAGGAAATACGGGAGCAGACGGCGCGTATGGGAAAAGAGCGGGACAAAATGTTCTTCAAGTTGCACCGCGAGGCATACGGCGAAGATTCATCTTTCGATTATGACAACAGCGACGATGCGGAGCTGAAGGCGCAAACGGATGAGGCGTTGCGGGAGAAGCATCCGCCTAAAACTGTTTACCTGATGAAGCACAAGCAGTCGGGTGATGCGCTGCCGATTACGAAAACGCAGTTCGATTATGCGGTGTATCTTGAGAATATGCCGTCTGAAGGGCTAAGGTTCAGCCTCAACGAATCGCCTGATTCTGCATTTGCGCGGGCGGTGGATGATGTAACGGGTGGAAAAGTACCGGCAGGCTTTATCAGTCTCGGCACTACGCCCGATGTATGGAAGCTGGTGGGCTTGCCTGATGGGAAAGTCCGTATTTCCGGCGGTGTGATCGATAAGGCGATGAACGGCAAACACTCTGTTACGGCGGAAGCGTTGAAGGATTTGCCGCGCCATTTGAACAGTCCGATTGCGGTATTCAAATCGTCTGCTTCTTCGAGTAATCCTGACGGCTATGTGGTATTGACGGAGCTTGTGGAGCGTGAGAAGGGCAAGGACAAGCCGATTATCGCCGCCTTGAATTTAGGCAGGGCGAAAAACGGTTTGGAACTGTTGGATATTTCGAGTGTGTACGGACGCAACAACGGTCAGCTTACCCGTGCGTTCAATCAGGATTTGTTGTATTTGCATAAGGCAAAAGGCCGACATTTCCTGACTACCCGTCCGCTTCAATTGCATTGGGATATTACGTCAGATGCCGACCTTGTTAAGCGCAATATTAAAACCGATTCCGATTTGGCGCAATACTCATCTGCGAAAAAACAGGTTTCCGTTGACAAGGCGCAACGGATGGCGCGGCAACACGCCGAAAGCATCAAAAAACGCCTCGCCGAAAGTATAGGCAGACTGGCGGAACAGGTGGATGTCGCCGCCGTGTCTGAAACAGCGCCGGACAAGGCGCAGATGCTGTTGTCGGAGCGTGTGGAGGGATGGTTTGACGGCAGGACGGGCAAAATCACGCTGGTGGCGGAAAACCTTACGCCCGAACGTGCGGTATGGGCGGCGTGGCACGAGCTGGGGCACAGGGGCTTTGCGGCGGATGGTTTTGCCAAGTACCGTGAAGAATTGGAACGTGCGGACGGCAACAGCCTGATCCGGCGTATTGCGGACGCGGTACAGGAAGAGCGCGAAGGCACGGGCGATGCGGCGGCTTCGGTGCGCTCCGTCGCGGTGGAAGAGGCGGTCGTGGAGCTTTATGCGGCGCAGCGTACCGGCGATTGGTCGGGCATTGAAAACCGTTACGGCGTGAAGGCGGGCAACGGTTTGAAACGCGGCATTGCGGGTGTGCTGGCGCGTATCGGCGCGGTATTGCGCCGTGTGCTGCAACGGCTGGCGGGTAAGGCCGACGGTGCGATGTCGGACGCGGATGTGTTTGCGATGCTGGCGGATTTGCACGGGAATGCGGAAGGGGCGCGGAATGCGGTTTCAGACGGCAATCATCGTGCAATGATGTTCGCGCGGGCTGAAGACGGTGCGGCGGAACGTTCCAAGTCGGAAAGCCTTGAGAAGCTGCGCCGTGCGGAAACTATCCGTATTTCGGGCAGGGAGATTGAGGCGGGTGATGATTTGCGCCAGTATCGTCGCCGTGCAATGGAGTATGGGAAATCGTTGCGCGGGTCTTATGTGAATAAAGACACGGGGCGTGAAATTTCACTCGGACGGGCGGGTATAACGGAGGTGTTGCATCACGATGTCAGCAACCCTGAACATTTGCAAAGCATAGCCGCCATCCCGCAGATTATCGAGAAGTCGATTTATATCGATACTTTGCCGAATGAAGACAAAGCCAAAAATCCCGATATTCAAGAGTATGAATATTATGTTGCAGGCTTGAATATCGGTGGGACTGATTACACGGTAAAAGCGGCAATCGCCGTTGCGACAACAGGCGATAAATACTATGACCATAAATTGACGAGAATAGAAAAAGGCGACCTTTTGGAAATGACCTCTCGCTTATCAGGTGCGGAGATTTCCAATCAATCGCCTTTATCAGATATTGATGATAAACGCCTGTTGCAGATTTTGCAAGATAAAGATGCGGGCAAGGGCGGCATTGCCGATTTTGATACGGAGGCGGTGCGTTTTTCCCGTGCGGCGAACATCGGGGCTGCAATCGGTCATATAACGGGTAAAAAATCCGATTTGAGAAACGCGCTGAAAGACCGCTGGGATGCTTCTAAGGGGATTCAGCTTCAGTTTTTGGGCAGGCGGCAGATCGAGGACATTTACGGCGGCAATTTGGACGGCTTGAAGGAATACGGGCGTTTGTCGGAACTTTTCGGCGCGGATGCGAACAAGGCGGTTACGGAGGCGGACAAGGTTGTCAGGGAATGGGGCAGGTTGAAGAAGGAGGATGCGAAAGCGCTTGCGGATCTGATGCACGATGCGACGCTGGCGAAGGTTGATGCCGACCCGCTGATGCGAAAGGATGCGGAGAAGCGTTTGGACGGTATCCGAACGGCTTTGGATATTGCGGACGGTAAAATCGTGAAGGCGAAGGCGGTCATTGCTTCCGCCGATGCGCGTATCGCCCGTGCGGATGCTGCGGTACGGAAGGCGCAGCGGGCGGCGGAATTACCTTCACGTTATAGCCGTATTGGCAGAAAAAGCTGCCGCCTGTATGGCAGGGCGGATACGAAATAAGAAAAACCCTTTGCTTTAACAAAGGGTTTTATAAAAACTGGCAGAGAGGAAGGGATTCATTCTTTATTTAATATATTGTTTATAAATATAAAAAACTGAATATTTCAAATTTGTACCATTAAATATACTGTATTAATTTTTTATTTGAATCCTAGTTTTAATAGGCATTCTTCGGTGTCCCATACGGCTGCTCCATAGGGCACTTGGAGTTTTTTTGGGAAGTGCCCGCGCTTCATCCATTCGTAAACGGTTTTATTTGATACGGGGGTATCACGCCCGATTGCCATCCCGATGAGTTCGGCGGCTTTTTTAATGTCTATCCTTGCGCCCAGTTCGTTGATGTTCATTTTCTTACTCTCCTGTTTTGTTTGATTTTGTCCTGTCTTTTTTTCCGCCTTTTTACGGCTTGGCGGTTGTTCAGCCTGCGTCGGTGCATCAGTCCTCCCGTTTTAAACCGTCTCCGCCCGGATCAGGTCTTGTTTGAATTTGTCGTAATCAATCAGGCTGAGCCCGGTGTGCTGCTCGAAGGGAATCAATATCTTGTCCGTCGAACAGCGCACGAAGCCGCACAGCCTGTCAAAATCGGCAAGCCCTCTGTATGCCTTGCCGCGAAGTTGGGGGATGCTGTCCGCAGGTTCGATCTCGGTCCAACATTCGGCTATGCGGTAAAAGAGCCACGCGGCGTTCAACACTTCTTCGCGCAAGGCGGTTTCTTTTTCGCTTATCTTCTTCGCGGTTTCCCGCAACGATGCGCCGTTGATGATGTCGAACAGGGCTTGCACGTAGCGTTTGGGGCGGTCGTACAGTTTGGCGGTGTACAGGGCGACTTGCACGCTCGCGCAATAAGCCCCTATCTTGTCGGCGGTTGCGCGCGGGACGATTTTGCCGTATGCGTCGCAATATTGGATCAGTTTCAAAAGGGGCTTCAGGATTTCGCGCCGCTGATTGGGCGATAAGCCGTCCGCATCGTCTTCTGCCAGGCGTTCGATTGCCGCCTGTGCGGCGTTGGACGCGGCGGTCAGTTCCTCATCCCAATAGACGGCGGACAAGACGCGCATCGCGCGGATGAGTTTTTCAAATACGGTCGCGCTGATTCTGTCGTAACGGTAAACCATCGCTTCGTAGTGCATCAGGTTGCGGATGTTTTCGGTCAGTTGCGCGTCGGGGGTTTGTTTCACGCCGCTTTGCATTTTCTGCCTGTTTTGCGTCTGAACCCTTCTGATGCCGTGCAATATGTTGCGGTCTATGCGTTTGTTGCCGATGTTTTCGCGGGCGGTTTTTTTGACGGACTGCTTATGCTTTGCCGCTTTTTTCGCCGCCATGATTTGGCTTGCCGTGGGTGCATGCATTTGGGTTTCCTTTGCTTATTTGAGGCGGTGGACGATGCCGCCGTCCAGTTCGCGCCGCTGTTCGGCGGTGTGGCCGTTGATGCTGCGTACTCTGTCTGTGCCGAAGATTTCCGCCGCCTGAATCTCCAGCGATACGGTGCTGATGATGTTGCCGCTGATTTTGCTGACGGCTTGGGCGGTATTCGCGTCGATTTTGCCGTCTTTGAGTTTTTCGAGGGTGTCGAAGAGGCTTTCCCTCAATTGTTCGGTTACGCTTTTGTTTGACATTTCCTGCTCCTGTATCTGTTCTTGTGGATGACGGTTTTGAGTTTGTCGTTGGCTTTGACGGTTTCTTTCAGCTCGTCCGGGATGGCGAGCAGCTCGGGATAGGCGGTCAGCATCTCGATTTTTTCTTTGAGTTTGCCTGTCGGGTAGAGGTATTCGCTCCACGCTTTGCCGCTGCCGTGCAGCACGTCTTCTACAATCTCGATCTTCTTGTGGTTGATGAGGACGAGGCTGGGGATGATGAATACGTGCCGGTATGCCTTCTTATCTTTGATGCCGGCTTCTTTGTCGGCTTTTACGAAGATGACGAAGATGTCGGTTTCCAGTTTGTTGTCGCAACGCAGCCTGATTTTCCGCTGCGGACCTTTCCCGCTCATACTCAAGGCGGTGGTTTTGATGTCGATTTTCGCGCCGTTGAGGATGAAGTCGTAGCGCGGCATATTGCGTTGGACGGCGAGGTTGGCGTTGACGGCTTGGGGGAATATGTCTTGGAAGATTTCTTCGCCCACGCGGCCGGTCTCGCCCGCCTTGCTGTTGACGACGGCCGCTTCCGTGATGCGCAACACGCCGCTGTGCCTGGCAATCATCGTGGCTTGGATGATGTCTATTCCTGCGGCGTGGGCGGCGGCGCGGATATGGGATTTTTCGTATGCCGACAGGAAGGTTTTGATTTGCGCGTCGGTTGCGCCGAAATTGCTGATCATTCGGGGTTTCCTTTCGATGCCGTCTGAAGCCTTGCCGGGCTTTCGGAGTGCGAAGCCTGCCCGCAGGGTGCGGCGTTTGTTTGCGGTTTTCCGTTGTGCGTAAAGCCCGTCGGATTCTTTAAAGCGCGTTGATTTCCGCCGCCTGCTCGTCGGTCAGCGCGTACGCTTCCAAGACTTCGGCAACTTCTTTTACGCCTGTCGATACGGCCTCAACCAATGCCGCGAACTGTTCTTCGGTCGGTGTGGGCTTGAGTGTTTCTGCGGTTTCGGCTTCGATGGTATTTGCCGCGATTTGTTTAAACCGTTCGTGATTTTCGCTGCCAAGTTTCAGACGGCCTGTTGCGCCAATTTCTGAAAACCATTTTTTGTATTCTTCAATGCCTTTGTTTGCCGCTGCTTCGCCCTCGGCAAGCAGGCTATCTAACTCAGGGTCGGCTTTTACTTCTTTGGGTGTTTCAGGCGTTTCAGTCGTTTGGATGCGCTGTGCCTCGTCCTCGTCGTAGATGCCGCCGAAACCGAACGCCAAACGCGCGGCTTGAATCATTGCCTTGTGGCGGAGCATTCGGCGCGGGTGGCTGTTCCACGGCTGCGTATTGCGCCGGCACTCTTCCAGATACTCGGTTACGATTGTCGGATGGTTGCGGTCTTTGCGGTGGATTTTGCAGGTGCAGCTTTCCGCGTCGGCGGCAAACTCCATACCGTCAAATTGCGGATGGCTGTTGATGATTCTTGCCCAGCCGTCCACGCCGACAACGGGCGTAATGCCGTTGTTTTTATCGGGGAAGGCGTAAATCTCTTTGGTGAACGGGTTTAAGCCGTATTGCGTCGACACAATCATCAGGGCGTTAAATTGCGCGTCTGTCGCATTGCCTTTAAAGGCGGTTGCCTTGAGTGTTTGAACCAGCTCCTGCGGGTCGCCTTGGATGTTGAACTGTTTGGCTAGGGCTACTGCCTGGTTTTGGGCGATACTCATTTTTTAAGCTCCTTGTCTGTATTGGTTTAAAAGCATTTCGTAATAGTCTTGGCAGGCTGTTACGCGTTCTTTGATTAACTCGATTTTTTCGTCGTCGCGCATCACGCTTACCGTCGTAATGCGCTTTTCAATCGGGATGGCTTCCACAAGCCCGATGTATTTCTCACTGTCTTCCCACGGTTTCAGCAAATCCTCGGGCGTGGGCAGCAGCCAAAAATCAATATCGGCGCGGTCGCAATCAAAGAGCCACATATAACCCTGCATCTGCCAGTCGTAACCGGCTTTGGCGGCTTTCTTTTCGGCTTCTTCTCGGAAAAACGGATGCGTGCCGATGTCCCAAGAACACTTTGTATCGACAATCAGGCGGTTGTCGGAATCGTAAACATCGCATTCCCCCGTCAGCCAATCGTTGACGCGCCGCTCGACGTTTTTCCTGTACTCCCTGCCGCGTACCAAGCCGCTGTATTTGACGGCGGTCTCTTCCATCAGGTTGCCTTTTTCGGTAAAGGCGTTGCCCTCGAAAGCCTCGAAGCCGAACAATTCGCGCTTCGCCATTTCAATCAGTTTCGATTTGGCGGTTTCCGTGACGGTCCCGCCTTTGGGTTTGCCGATAATGTCGGCAATCGAAGAACATCGGATTCTCATTCTTTACCCTCCGGTACTTCCGCGTCGCCGTGCACCCATCGGTAATCGGCTTCCTCTTCCGCATTCATATGCCGCTCTTCCAGCCAAATCTCGGCGCTCAATTCCGCAACCTGCGCCTGCTTTTGAGCCAACGCCATACCCATCGCCGCAATATCGGCGGGCTTTTGGCCTTACCTCGCCGCCGCCCCGGCTGAAGCCGAAAGGATAAGCCCCCCGCCAACCCCCCCCGCAATACCCCCAACTTAAAACCAAAATTCCCTGCCTTCCTTTTCATCTCCTTGATTTCAAAGGTTTCAAATTGCGTGCCGCGTCTGTAAAGGATGTGTACAAACCGCACGCTGTCGGGGTTATCTGCGGCGAAAATAGGAAAAACCGCCGTCGCGCCCACTCTCCGACTGACGGCGCGGCCGTTATCGGGCATTAGCCAAACTGTCGATATATTCCGCCCGTGTGAACCAGTCCCCATCATCTATCGCGTAGTTCATCGCCGCCCCGGTATCCTTATCGGCACGGGAAGCATCTTCCGTAAGATACATTTCCCAAATCCTCTGCTTATAAGGCTCTCCGTCCGCATCGCGGATAAATTCCCGTGCCGATTTTTTGGCAATCTCAATCAACTCGGATTCGTGCAGGAGGCGGTTTTCCGCTTCCCAATCGTCCCAAGCCTGCCGCATATCCTCCCGCGCGTAATATCCGCCCATCCCCCAATCGGGGCTGCTGTAAGCCGCCGTGCCGTAATATTTCATCGCCGTCATCCTTTTTGTTTGAGAAAACCGCCCGCAGCATTCACTGTTTCGCCGTGCCGTTGCCCCACTTTGAAGTGCCATACTTCATCGCTTTGTGCTATCCCCGTCTTGGCAGATATAGCTTTCGGGCGGTTTATTCTCTTCACAAAACAATCATTACTTTTTCTTTTAAGCCGTCTTTCTTTACTGTGAAAGTAAAGGCGGTGTAGCTGATGCTTTCGCTTTTTTTGGTGGTAAATGTCGCTGCTGCGTCGCGGCAGATTTCACCGACTTTCAATAAAAGGCTTTGCTCGTCCTTTTCCCTCGCGCCAAACCGATTTATTTTGCTGATTAATTCGTTCATCTTGTTTCCTTCAAGGCGTTGTTTGTTTCGATGGGTGTAGTTTAGTAAACACTTAACATCTAGTCAAGTAAAATGTTTAGTAGTTATTTAATAAATGCTGAACATTTTGATTGTTAAAAGAATTTATTTTTAAAATTTCGCAGGCACAAAAAAACCGCCTTTTCGGGCGGCTTTGTCGGTTTTGTGTTGTTTTCAGGTTCGGCGGGGCGTGAAAAAAGCCCGCATAATGCGGGCGGGTTGAACGGGGTGGGTTCAGGCTGCGTTGTCAGGGTTGTCCCTCAAGTATTCGGCTTCTGCTACGTCATCCTCAAAATTTAGGAATAGCGGTATTGCACTGCCTTTTTTGTCGTTGCATACATCAATGTCGGTTTTGAGCTGGAAGCAGTCGCCGACGATTTGCTGACGCCGCTGCGAAAATGCTTTATGGAAATGTTCCGCAGGCACATTGGAATCGTCCAAATCTGCCCATAATGTGGACTGTTTGCCGTTAATGTTTTGTCTTACCGCGTGTTTGGCACGATAGCTGCGCCCCTTAGAGTCTGCGCGTAGCTCTTCTCTGAAGTGGCGTGAAAATGTATTGGCGGCAAGCTGGATTTCATCGCGCATATTGGGCTGGTAAAGTTTGTTGTCCAATGCCCATCCTGCCAAATCATGAACATCTACTCTTCCGTCTTCAATGCCTTTGGCCTGTTTGTATTGTTCTACGATTTCTGCGATTCGTTTTTTTGTGGCGTTACTCATCATTACTCCTATTTGCAAAACCCCAGCCGTCATAGGTTGAGCCGTTTAAAATGAAATTCCGTACCGGAACAAGATGTTTGCGTAATTGCTGATATTTTCCCGTACGGTTGTGAAGCTGCCCGACAACCAAGCCCGGGTGTATTTCATTGACTCCTGCAAAGGCAGTAATTTTCCTTTCGGAAAAAATATAGGCCCCCACGCGGACAATATAGCTGTCGAGTTTGGCGGCGGGGACGCAAAAATCTGCCGCTGCCTTGTTTGCCAAATATTCCGATTCGGGTAGTCCGTCGATCTGAATGCCGATGTCTTCATCAATGACAGCCTGGTTTTTGCCGTCTCCGTTTAGGATGTGTTCCAATTCATGCCGGAGGGTAAACCAAAAATTGTCTATGCGGTCGTAGCGCAAGGTCATGCCGATAACCGGCTTTTGATTGTCCAGCCAGAAACAGGCGGCATCCAGTTTGCTGTTGGGCAGGCTTTCGACGAAGATTAATCGGACGCCGCAGGCGGACAGTATTCTGGGAACGTGGCGGACTTCCTCTGCCGAGCGGAGCAGGGCGGATAATTCGTCAATAGCTTTTTCTACGGCGGCAGTGCTGAATTTCCCCGTCGTCAGTTGTTCGGCTGCCAGTTGTCTGACTTTGAACAGCCATGCCAAGTTGGTAGTGCTGATTGTTTGTTGGTAAGCGGCCGCATTTTGCTTGGCGGAAAATTGGAATTGCGGCGTTTGGTCGATTGTCTCGATATTGAAGAATTTTTTTATAGCCGCTTCCAATTCTTCAAATGTTTTTCCGGCGGCAATCCATCCGCGCCTAACCATCTCTTTAATCGGGTAGTTTTGATAAAGAGCCGCCCTTAGCGGAATATCCTGATACTTGTCGGCTTCAAGCATCGACAGTTGGAAGCGTGATTGGAGATTGAGCCAGGTCTCGGCTGAAATGCCCAGTGCCTGAGCAAGCTGCATGGCGGTATCCGGCGTAATCCCCAGTTTGCCGGTAATAATCTGATTGATGGTTTTTGTCGGACGTTGGATAATTTCTGCCAAGTCTGCCTGTGTCAGGTTACGGGCTGCCAGTTCGGCTTTCAGAACCTGTCCTGCGTGTATCGGTTGGGCGGGTAAAGTTTGAATATTCATTTTTGGTCTTGTGAATCAAGTCTGTGTAATACGATCTGTTCGTTTTCTATGCTGATAATCAGTCTGCATTTTGGATTAACGGTTACAGAATAAAAACCCGAATCATCATCACATGGCGACAAATCTAAAAATTGAGCCTGATGAAGATCGGATATGCTGTGGGCACAGACAGAAGATAATTGACAACAATCCTGTATGCGGCAGTTACTTTTGCACCTATCTGCTTATCCTGAAAGAATGAATCGGTAAACAACAGATACAGGTAATCTGTTTCAAACTTTACCTGCATATTAATATCTCCATTATATCAAATTTACACTTTGTGTAAATCTATAAATCTGACTTTTTGAGATTTCCCCGGGAGGAATTTGTCAATCCAACACGCTCCACCAAAATACCCTGCCGATAACGGTCAGGCTGTCTAAAGGGGCGGTTTCGTCAGGATAGAAACTACTGTTGTGGCTGCGAATCAGCACGTTGTTGCCGGGCTGCCGTATCAGGTACTTCACGCGGAACATACCGTCTTGCGCGAAAGCATATATTTTACCGTCCCGTATAGTGGTTTCGCCCGTATCTACGGCGATTGCCGCGTCTTCTGCGATTTTTTCCTCCATACTGTCGCCGGTCAGGGTGCAGCAAAACACGTTGTCGGGATTGATGCCTTTGCGTTTGAGCGTGGATTTGCCGAACGGCAGGCGGTAGCCGTTGTAATCGGGGATTTCATACGCGCCCGCCCCGCCTTTGAAGCAGCTCTCTTTGAGGTAGGGGACGAAAACATAATCGTCGTCGGGCAGCGGGTCGTTGCTGCTCCACGTCATCGGGCGGTGGATGTCTTTGGCTTCGTGGGGTAGGTTTGGGTCAATGAGGACGGGCGTTGGTTCGCTCGGAACGGAATCCAAGTACAGACTGCCCATCCCATATTCTTCTTCAAGCCGTCTGCTTACCTTTTCGCCAAAAGATGCTTTACCGCTCATCAATTGAGATAAAAGGCTTTTGTCTTTAACCGGCAAGGTTTTATTTTCAAAGAATCTTTTCAAATTATCGATACGGATTGCCTTCAGCTCGCTATTAGTCATTTTCGCGCTCCATTCAAATTGGGATTTAATTTTATTTAGTTTTTGCTAAACAAACAAATATTAAATGTTCTTGCTTGCGCGTTTAATGTTTGCTAAACTTATTAAATGTTTACGATGAAGCTACAGAATGACTCATTCAGAATTTATTAAAACGCTGTCAGAACAGCGTGGTGCAAAAACGGAATACGCTAAAAAACTTGGCTTATCCCTATCTTTTTTATGGCAAATAGAAAACGGACGGGCAGTAACGCCCAAGCGTCTTTATAAAGACGTTATGTTGTTGACAAAAAACAAGGTTTCTATTTCTGAATTAATTTCGGAGCTCAGGGTTTGTCCCAAATAAAAAGCCCGTCGGGGATGACGGGCGAAGGCGGTTGTTTGATCCGCTTTAAAGGAGGTTTGATTATGAACGATAAAACGACCCAATGCAAGCAGATTGTTAAAAACGGAGCGGAAGTATGAGCGCAAGACTGATGGGAATGGCTTTTAAAACGGGTATTCCGAGGGGGCAGCGTTTTGTTTTGGTGAAGTTGTGCGACTGTGCCAACGATGAGGGCTTGTGTTATCCGTCGCAAGAAACGCTGGCGGAAGATACGGGCTTCGCGACAACCGCCGTACGGCAGCATATCAAGTGGCTGAAGGAACACAATTTCATTAAGTCCGCCCGGCGGCAGAGCGGGCGGGAAAGGAAGTCCGACATCTACCGCATCAACGTCGCCCTGCTTGAAAAATGCTATGCGGAAGCGGCAAAACGGAAGGCGGTGCGGCAGGCAAAAATGTGGGAAGAACCATCAGATTTTGAACCATCAGATTATGAACCATCAGATTATGAACCATCAGATTTTGACGCTAAGAACCATCAGATTTTGAGCGATGAACCATCAGATTTTGACGGTTCGTTATATGAAGAACCGTCAGTAGAACCGTCAGTAGAACCGTCAGAATCAAATGCGCGTGCCGCGCGCGCTCCTGCCGAACCGCACCCTGCGAAACCGCAAACCGCACCCCGGGGCGTTGCCGAACCGCCGGGGGCGAAAAAAACCGGCAGGCACGCCTTCGAACTTTCGCTGCTTGCCGACTACGGCATCACGGGGCAGGTGGCGGAGGACTTCCTGCAAGTCCGCAAGGCGAAACGGCAGCCGCTGACGGCGACGGCGGTGAAGCTGCTTGCCGCCGATGCGGAGAAATGCGGGATGACGGCGCTGCAGGCGGTGGAGTACGCCATCGCCAGCGGCTGGGGCAGCTTCCGCGCCGAATGGCTGCAAAACAAAACTTTCGGCGGGTCTGGAAATCGCGGCGGTCTGACGCACAACCAAACCGCCGCCGTGCTGGATGCGCGAAGCTACGGCGATATGCCGACAACGGATTTTTGAGGGGGCGGATATGGCTTTGACGGGCGCGTTTGATTTTTTCGGGGCTTACGGCGGCGGCGTGCAGGTCGAGAGGCGGCAATGCGCGGAACACGGCGAATACGCGGCGAAAAGCGTTTTTCGCGGCGTGTGGACGGGCTGCCCTGTCTGCCGGAAGCTGGAAATGGCGGACGAAATGGCGGCATACGCGGAAACGCTGCGCCGCGAGGCGATGCGCGAGGGGCTGGAAAAACGCATCGGGCGGTCGGGCATCGCACGGCGGTTCAGAAACTGCCGGATCGAAAACTACGCCGTCAGCGAATCGATTCCGGGAATGGCGCGGGCGAAAGCCGCCGCCGCCGAATACGCGGAAAACTTCGCCGATGTGTTGCAGACGGGGCGGAATATGATTTTTTCGGGCAGGAGGGGCACGGGCAAAAACCACCTTGCCTGCGGCATCGCCCACGAAGTCATCGCCGCCGGCAAAACCGCGCTGGTCATCACGGTGGGCGATATGCTGCGGACGGTCAAGGACAGTTTCGGCGGCGGCAGCGAGGCGGAGGCGGTCGGGATTTTCGTGAAGCCCGATTTGCTGGTGCTGGACGAATTTGGCGCGGGCAGCCTGTCGGAAACGGACGGGCGGATTTTGTTTTCCGTCATCAACGCCCGCTATGAGCGGCTGATGCCGATGCTGGTGCTGACCAACCTGACGGCGGAAGCCTTCCGCGAAAACACCGACGCGCGGATCAGGGACAGGCTGCGGGACGGCGGCGGCAAGCTGATACCGTTTGATTGGGACAGCTACCGTGCGTGAAACCTGCTTCTTCTGCCGGCACGCGGATTTTAAAACCCAACTGGACACGCCGATGCGCGGTTTTGCGAAATGCGCGAAGGCGCGGAATGCGGAAGAAAAAGCGACCTACTACCCACGAATAAACCATTGCGCGGCCGGGGCGTTTCAGACGGCATCGGAGGCAAAAATAAGAAAGCGGCGGCAAACATTTGGAGAGCCGCCCTCTGATTCAAATCCAACCGAAAGGAAATAAAAAAATGACCGACAACATCAACCCGAAACACTACCGGCAACACGCCCACGAGTGCATCGAATTTACGCAGCACCTGAATTTCAATTTGGGCAACGCCTTCAAATACATCTGGCGGCATCGTGAGAAAAACGGGCGCGAAGACTTGGAAAAAGCGATGTGGTATCTCAAACGCCAACGCGACGACGCGCCCAAGTTCAAAAGGCTCAAATACCGCCGCTATGACGAAATGTACGGCGATTTGAAGGATTGCGGGTTTGACGGCGATATGGAAGACGCGCTGCTTGCTGTCTTATCCGCCGCTTATTACATCCGCGACGGTGAAGACAATTTCGCGTGGGCAACCGCCTGTGTCAAATACCTGTTGAAGAAAATGCCGTCTGAAACGGAGCAGGAAGAATGAACATTCCGGAAGAAAACGAGAACATCAAGAATGACATAGAGATTAGCCTCTTGCATTCCGCCGAAGCCGACAGCGTGGAGGCAATGATGGACTTGGCGGTTTACGGGCTGGCGGCAATGGTTGCCAAACACAACAAAACGCGCGGCGAGCAGCTTGTGTTACAGACGATTGCCGGGCATATGCGCAAGCTGTTGTCCGCGCTTCCCGAAACCGAGTCCTTGGTACTGACCGGGAAGATTTACCGCCGCCTTGAAGATTTGATTTTCAAAACGTATTTGCCGGAGCAGTAGGGATGGGCGCGGATCGAGATGCGATTCCGTTCGGCGGCAACCTTGTGATTTGCTGTTCGACAGGCAACGGCGGGGACGGGCGGTTTTCTTGTCTGATAACCGATGAGATACCGGATTTAAATCTTGTCAGAAGCGGGCAGGCGTTCCCGATGTTCGTTTATGAGTACGAAACCCCCGCCGTCATTCCCGCGAAAGCGGGAATCCAGACCCAAACGCGGCGGGAATCTATCGGAAACGGCTGAAACCGAACGGACTAGATTCCCACTTTCGTGGGAATGACGGGGGTGTGGGAATGACGAAGAGTTGGGAGAATAACGAAGTGTTGAGGGAATGGCGAAAACGGCGGAATGACGAAAGCGGCGGAAATCCTACCCCGACCCATAAAACCAACCGAAAGGAAAAAACGCAATGGACACCCTGTTAAGAATCATCATCGCGCTGTCGTTTGCCGGAGCGGCGGCGTTGGCGGTATGGCTGCTGGTGGAAGCCGCCGATGCGGTTTTACGCAAAAAGCGCGGCGACGACGAAGACGAAGACGATTCCGACGGCGGCTTCGGATACTAAATACCTAAAAACCAAAGGAAAAATCAAAATGGCGGCAACGGAAAAAATCGAAATGCGCACCTGCAAAACCTGCGGCGAAACCAAGCCGTTGGCGGCGGGGTTTTATAAAAACAGAACCGGGTACGACTCCAAAGTATATTACCGGTACGACTGCAAACGCTGCTGGTACAAAGCGATGGGCGAAAGGAACAAACAACGCGGCAAAAAGAAAAAGACGGAAACCGTATCACTCGAGATGCGCACCTGCAAGACCTGCGGCGAAACCAAGCCGCTGGAGACGGGGTTTAACATCGCCAAGCGCAGGGATGGGGAAAACTATTATTGCACGACGTGCAAAACCTGCCAAAACAAGGAAATCCGCAGAAAGCGCGCGGAAAAACGCGCGGCAGGGGAAGCCGCCGCCCGAGAGGCAGAATACAGGGCGATGACGGCCGCAAGGCTGCACGAACACATCCGCGCCGCACACGCCGCCTGCCCGATATTGGGCACCGGCTTGTGGACGCAACCGGCAAGGGAATGCGCGTGATGCGCCTTATCCTGCCTTACCCCGTATCGGCAAACCGCTATTGGCGGATTTGGCGCAACAGGGCGGTCAGGAGCGCACAGGCGGCGGCGTATAGGGAAACCGTCCGCCGTATCGCGCAAGAAGCGGGCGCGATGCCGTCTGAAGGCAGTGTGGCGGTGCGCCTGCTGCTGATTCCCAAAGCCAACAAAGACGGCAGTGCAAGCAAAACGGTTATCGATTTGGACAACGCCCTAAAGGTTGCGCTGGACGCGCTTCAGGGCATTGCCTATCACAACGACAGGCAGGTCAGGCGCATTGCCGCCGGTTACGCCGACGAACCGAAACAGGGCGGCGGGCTGGCGGTGGAGATAGAGGAGTTGGAAGGCCGTCTGAAATGAACGAGGCGAAATTCACGCTGACACCGCAAAACGCGCGGGGCGTTATGCGGTTGATTTGGGACAACCTGAACGGTTGGTTTGAAAACGGCAATCTTGAAATCACAATCCGCCCGTGCAAGTCAAAACGGAGCATCGAACAAAACCGCCGATTATGGTTTTTGTATCGTGAAATTTCAGAAAAAGTTTTTATCGATGGGAGAAGGTTTAGTCAAGATGTATGGCATGAATTTTTAAAAAGAAAATTTATTGGATGTATTGAAATGCCTAACGGGCAATTAATGGGTATATCAACGACAAAATTATCAGTTCAGGAAATGTCTGAATATCAAGAAAAGATTATATCTTGGGCATCTATGGAGCATGGTGTTTTATGGGATTAACACAAGAGGTTTTAAAAGAATTATTAAGATATGATGACAATACGGGAAAGTTATATTGGGCGGAGCGTCCAAGAAAGTATTTCAATAGCGATTTGCATTACAAATCTTGGAATACCAGATTTTCCGGTAAGGAGGTTTTCTTATACAAAGACAGGTTGGGGTATTTGAAGTTAAAAATATTTAAGAAACAATATAATGCACATAGATTAATTTGGCTTTTTGTTTATGGGAAACACGCTTCTTCAATAGACCATATCAATAGGGATAAGACAGATAATAGAATATCTAATTTGAGAGATGTTACACATGCTGAAAATATGAAAAATAGAGGGAAGTTTAAAAATAATACTAGCGGGCATACTGGGGTTTATTTCCATAAGCCGTCTAAGAAATGGCAAGCTAGGATTATGGTTAATAGAAAAAATAAAATATTAGGTTTATTTGAACATATTGAAGATGCAGTGAAAGCGAGAGAGGCAGCATCTAAAGATTTTGGCTTTGTAGTGTAACCGCTTGCAGGCGTGGGCGGCAACAGAGTTTGGAATCATTTGGGAGTTTTGATGTATAGAACCGTTGAAGAGGCATTGCGCGAAGTCTATAAAATACGCGGCGTGAGGATGGAGCCGCTGAATAACACCGCGCAAATTTGCCGCTGGGTGGAGGATAGGGGCGTTACCGGCGGCGGCGGGGATTTGACACAAGCCGAAACGCACGCAAACGCGGCGATGATTATCAGCAAAATCGAGCGCGTGTTGAACCGCTACGAGCTGGCGGCGGTAGAGTGCAAATACAGTGCCGATTTGAGCGGAATCGTTGATATTACCGCCTATATCGAAGAACAGAACAAGGGCGTGAACCTGTTGATATGCGACGCGATTTTATCCAACCTGTTTACAGGGCTTCCCAAAAAAACCGCCATTATGGACAAATACGACATATCAAACGGTTATTTGTACCGGCAGCGTGAAAAAATAAAGAAGGTGGCAGCGGCATTGGAGACAACGGCCATATTGAAATTGCAGGACGAGTTTGAATCATACCGCATTATTGACAAAGCGGAGGAAAATGTTACAATTATGCTATAGTTTGGAAATAGCTGTGTAAACCGCCTTTTTTTGGCGGTTTTTTCGTTTCCAGACGGCCTGAATTTCAGGTCGGAGGGTTCTCCGGCCGGTTTCAGGTTTCTATGGGCGTTTGCCGTTTGAAGGTGTTCGGCAAAGGCTGTCGGGGCGTGGTTTCACGTTGAGGGGAGAGGATTGCGGACGCTCCCATCCAATAGAGGGTCGCGCCTCAGTTTCCTAGTGTTGTGGTTCTAGCCCCGCGCCTGATTGGTGCGGTTTTTTTCGGAGGTCCGATATGGCAAAAGCAAAACGCCCCATCGGGCGACCGACAACATACAGTCAAGAAACGGCAGATAAAATCTGCGAACTGATCGCCCGAGGTATGAGCCTGCGGGCGATTTGCACATCTGCCGATATGCCTGCGGGCGGAACGGTGCACCGCTGGTTGGCGGAGCATCAGGATTTTCAGGAGCAATACGCGCGTGCGCGCGAGGAGCAGGCGGACGGTTTCGCCGACGAGATTATCGATATTGCCGATTCCGTCGCCCCTGAAACAGGTGAAGTGGCCAAAGCCAAGCTGCAAATCGACGCCCGCAAATGGAAAGCAGCCAAGCTCGCGCCGAAGAAGTACGGCGAGAAGCTGGAACTGGATGCCGATATGCGCGTGAAGGTAGAGACGCGCTCATTGGAAGATATTTTCAAATAAACCTATGGCCAATCCGTATTTCAAGCCGCTTATCCGCAAGGCGCGTTACAAGGTGCTGTACGGCGGGCGCGGCAGCGGGAAATCGTATTTTTTGGCGGAATTGGCAGTGGAAGTGTCGCGCCGCATCGGCACGGTCATTCTGTGCGCCCGCGAGTTTCAAGGCTCGCTGGATGATTCGGTGTACCAGCTGTTGATTGAGACCATCGAACGGCTGGGCTATACGGAAGAGTTCGACATTCTGAAATCCACCATCACCCATAAAGGCACGGGCGCGAAGTTCGTGTTTTACGGCATCAAGAACAACGTTACCAAAATCAAATCGATTCAGGGCGTCGGCGTGTGCTGGGTGGAGGAAGCCGAAGCGGTAACGAAGAACTCTTGGGATGTGCTGATACCGTCCATCCGCGGCGACAAGAACGCGGAAATATGGGTGAGTTTCAACCCGAAAAACATTTTGGACGATACCTATCGGCGGTTTATCGTCCATCCGCCCCAAGACAGCATCGTCTTAAAGGCGAATTACGACATCAACCCGCATTTTGCCGACACGCCGCTACTGGCCGATATGCTCGAATGCAAAGAGCGGGACGAAGACCTTTACCGCCATATTTGGCTGGGCGAGCCGGTGGCCGACAGCGAACTGGCGATTATCAAACCAAGCTGGATTGAAGCCGCCATTGATGCGCACGAGAAACTGGGCTTTCAGGCTGCCGGTAAACGCATATTGGGCTTTGACGTGGCGGATGAGGGTGATGATGCCAACGCCACCGTATTGCGGCACGGTTCGGTCGTCACCGATATGCGGCAATGGCGCGGGCAGGATGTGATTTATTCCGCCGACAAGGTGTACCTGTACGCCCAAGAGCAGGACATCGACCGCATCGTGTACGACAACATCGGCGTGGGTGCGGGTGTGAAGGCGCAGTTCCGGCGCAAGAGAGGCAAGGTGCAGACGCTTGGCTTCAATGCGGGCGGCGCGGTGTACAAGCCCGATGCCAAGTACACCGACGACAAGAAAAACCGCGATATGTTCGCCAACATCAAGGCGCAGGCCTGGTGGATGGTGCGCGACCGCTTCTACAAGACGTGGCGCGCCGTGCATCACGGGGATAGTTATCCCGAAGACCAACTTGTCAGCCTTTCAAGCAGCCTGCACGAATTGGAATACCTGACTGCCGAATTGAGCCGCCCGCAAGTGGATTACGACCAAAACGGGCGCGTAAAGGCGGAGAGCAAGAAAGACATGAAAAAGCGCGGCATTCCCAGTCCCAACCGCGCCGACGCGCTGGTTATGGCATTCGCCCCCGTACAGGGCGGGCTGAACATCAACCCCAAGATATTGAGCGGACTATGAGCAAAAAGAAAAAACACACAGACAAAGCCATGCGCCGCGCCCTGCAAAGGCTGCCTGAAAAGCAGCCCGCATCCTACAGCTTGGATTTCCCGGCACTGCCGGACGGCGTGAAGCCGAACGGCATAGCGATGGACGGCAGCCCCTTGGGAAACTTCGGGGCTGATTGTTTTTTCGGCACCGGCTTTATCGGCTATCCGCGCCTGGCGGAGTTGGCACAGATTTCCGAATACCGCAGCGTGAGCGAAACCACCGCCAACGAAATGACCCGCCAATGGATAGAAATCAAATCCGCAGGCGAAGAAGACAATAGCGAGACCATCAGGCAGATTGAGGAATGCTGCGAACGCCTGAACGTGCGCGACGTGTTCCGCAAGGCTGTCGAAACAGACGGCCTGTTCGGGCGCGGCCAGATACTGGTGCAAATCAAAGGCCACGACGGCAAACTCGCCAACCCGCTGCTGCTGACGGAGAAAACCATTGCCAAAGGCAGCCTGAAAGCCTTGGTGAACATCGAGCCGATGTGGACGACCCCCGCGCCGTACAACGCCGTCGACCCGACCCTGCCCGACTTTTACAAGCCGAAGGCGTGGTATGTGATGGCGCAGGAAATCCACGCCAGCCGGCTGTTTACCCTGATTTCCCGCCCCGTGCCGGATATGCTCAAGCCCGCCTACAACTTCGGCGGCGTGAGTATGACGCAGCTTATGATGCCCTATGTGGAACGCTGGCTGCGTACCGTGGATTCCGTCAGCGACCTGCTGCACAGCTTCTCTCTGTCCGGCATCAAAACCGATATGAGCGCGATATTGGGCGGCAGCGACGACGGCGACACCAACATCATACTGCGTGCCGAACTGTACAACCGTTTGCGCGACAACCGCGGACTGATGCTGTTGAGCAAAGACGAAGAAGAGTTTTTCCAGTTCAACACCCCGCTGTCCGGCTTGGACGCGCTGCTTGCCCAATCCCAAGAGCAAATGGCCGCGCCCAGCCATACGCCGCTGGTGAAGCTGCTCGGCATCACGCCAAGCGGCCTGAATGCCAGCACGGAGGGCGAGATTGCCGTTTACTACGACCACATCCGCGCCATGCAGGAAAACCTGCTGCGCGACCCGCTGGACAAGCTGCTCAAACTGGTGCAACTGCACCTGTTCGGGAAAGTGAACGACAACATCACGTTCGACTTTGTGCCCTTGCGGCAGATGAGCGAAACCGAGCTTTCCACCATCCGCAAATCCGACACCGACCGCGATGTTGCCTACATTCAGGCGGGCGTGGTATCGGCGGAGGAAGTACGCGGACGGCTGGCGGGCGAACCGGGCAGCGGCTACAACGGCATCGACGTGGAAGATGTGCCGGAAATGCCCGATGACGGCTTTTCAGACGGCATGAACGACGGCGAGGGGGAAGAAGTCGGAGACCCCGCCGACCCAAAGCTTGAACCTGCCCAAGATGCCGAATGGGACGAAAGCAAGCATCCGAGGGCGGAGAACGGGCGGTTTGGGGCGGGAAGCGGGCAGCCTGAAAAACAGGAAGACCAAGCCCAAGCCGAGATGCCTGAAATTAAGGGCGACGAGCTGGGCATCTGGCACAGCATGAAAGAGTTGCGGGATAAAGCGAAAGAGTACGCCAAGCGGTTTGTGGGTAAGAAGTTTGTGAATCGTAGCACAGGACATGAAATCGAAGTCCCGATGAATGGTGTGAAACACACCATATCAGGCTCAAACGACGGATTGATTAAGACTGTTCCCGCTATTCCTAAAATTATTGAAAGTGCAAAATTGACAGAGACACGCGAAGACAAGCATGGTGATGCCAACATTATCGGCGTTGAAATCTATCAGTCAGTGTTGAAAATAGAAGGCGCAGAAAAGGAAATCATTATGACGGTGAAACACTATCGAGACGGCAGACGTTATTACGACCACGGCTACTTAAAGACACAATAAAAGCGGTTTTTTCAAGCCAGCACCTTGACGCTTTCTGAGTACGCCACCTCTTTGCCCGGAAAAACCGCATAGACATTCTAGTATTGCATCTAAAAAAACGCAACAGAAAAAAGGCAACGTTTAATCTACGGTATATCGCCGGTTGCTAAGACCGGGTTATTGAACCGCCGTTGCCTTGGGGAGCGGCATTTGTTTCAGACCAGCACCTTCGCGCGTTCGTATGCGACCGACCTCTTAATTGATTAGCGATACCGCTTGATTCCATTGTATGCCAACCATCCGCCGAAAGCAAACGAAAGCCCGTGAAGCGGCGAACTTCACGGGCTTTCTGTATTTAACCTTAGCGTATTAAGGAAAAATCATATGGAAATAATAACCTGTATTGCCGCTGCTGTCAAAGCGGCAGGAGAAAAAGTCATGTTGGAACTTGTCCGCAATGCGTGGATTAAATTTGCCCTCGGCTTCGTCTTGCTCTGCTACGGCATTTCCCTAATCAAATGGTGGTGATATGCAGCCTGAAATCCTGCTCGCCCCCATCCGCCCCAATCTCGGCGTGGAGGCCGCCTACCGCAAAAGCCTGAAAAAGCTGCTGCGTGAAATGCGCGCCGACGTGCAGGGCCTGCTTGAACGGCACTACCCGAAAGGCATCGCCCAAGACGGCTTGTCCGACGGTTTGCAGGCTGCTTTATCCGCCCTGTTGCGTTATTGGGCGGCACGGTTGGACAAGCTCGCCCCGCAAATCGCCGAAATCTTCGCCAATCAAAGCGCGAACCACACAGAGAAAGCCTTTCAGACGGCATTGCGGGAGGCGGGCTTTACCGTCCGTTTCCGTACCGCAGCGCGGCAGCAAACCGCCTTGCAGGCCGTATTGGGCGGCAACGTCTCGCTTATCCGCTCCATCGGACAGCAATACCTGAACCGCGTGGAAGAAAGCGTATGGCGCAGTGTGAATGCAGGTTACGATATGGCGCAACTGACCCGCGAACTGCGCAAGGATTACGGCATCAGCGAACGCCGCGCCGCCTTTATCGCGCGAGACCAGACCAACAAAGCCAAGGCGGCCATCGAAAAGGCGCGGCGGCAGGAATTGGGCATTACCGAAGCCATATGGATGCACTCCCACGCAGGCAAAGAACCGCGCCCGAGCCATGTTGCCGCCGACGGCAAACGGTTTGACGTGGGCAAAGGTATGTATCTGGACGGCAAATGGGTGCAGCCCGGAGAGGAAATCAACTGTTTCCCCGGTGATTCAGTAATCCAACATTTTGATGGAGTGAAACAACTTTGGCGTAGATTTTATTGCGGCAAATTGACCAAACTCATTACGCAGTCTGGTGAAGTTATCAAAGCGACTCCTAATCACCCAATACTTACCAATCGGGGATGGGTTGCTATTAAGGATATTCACATTGGAGATTATGTAGTCAAAGTTGGCAGTAAGGTCTTCAATGGTTTTGAAGACGATATAGAGCGAAATAATCCCACTTTCGCGCAATTGTTTGATGCGGCCGCGTTTCTTATCGGAAGTAGCATTGGTAGCGGAACCGCATTTAAGTTCCACGGCGACATTTCCTATGGCGAAGTCGATATTATAAACATCGAACGGTTTTTGCCATACGAAATCAACCCCGCTTTGCTCGAGAAGGTCTTTAAACTCTTTCTCGCCGATGCCGGTCATATTCTCGTAGGGCTGGAACAAAATTCCGTTAGCCCGTTTGCGTCTGCCATCGACATTTTGTTTGCGCCCGCGCAAAGCAATATTCGCAGCTTTGGCGCGTTGCTTGCGTTGCTCAGAGGTCATTTTCCTCATGCTGACGATATTTGCTTCCGATTGTCCTCTTATATGCACTCCGCCATTGAGAAGGCGGTTGCGAATAGCCCCTCTAGAGATATTGAAGCGCTTGGAAAGCTCAAATTCGCTAATACCGGATTCATACAGAGAAATGAGCAAATCATTGGAGAGGTCGTGGCGATAATTGGGAGGTTGTCTTCCTGTTTTCGGGATATCCAATCCCCTTCTGCGGATATGCTTGGACAAAGCGTCCTTGCTCACTCCAACTTGCACGGCGGCGTCCTTGAGCATCATGCCATCGGTGAATATCAATTTGATGGCGTGGTCAATAAGAGCATCTGCGATTTTTCTGGGCATGTTTATAACCTTGAAAACAAAAAGAATTGGTATAGTAATTATACCATAATCTCTCATAACTGCCGCTGTACGAGCCGCGCCGTGATTAAAGGATTCAACTCATGAATACGCAACAGAGAGCCATTTTGAGCAAAGCCCGCCGATTATTGGCGATGGATGCCGAATGGGACGAATCCAAACATCCGAGGGCGGAGAACGGGCGGTTCGGCAAAGGTAGTGAAACCAACAAACAAACCGAAACGAAATCGCTTGTAAAAGCTGAACGCAAGGCAAGCAATTTTCAACAGGCAAGAGAACAGGCAAAAGCCTTTCAAGGTAAGCAACTGGTTAATGATTCGTCAGGATTAACGGCTGTAGCATCAAGGAACAGCTTGGATAAAATGCTGAGTGGCAAAGCCGTAGGGAAATCTTCATCGCCGGCATTGCATTCTTTGGCAGTAGCCAATGCTGACAAACTGTATGAAAGTGCCGTATATGGCTGGAGTAAGCCGGACAGAAGCGATGATCCGAATATTACTGCCATCCACCGCTTGTTTTCCGTATTGGATACCGATGATGGCAGATATATGGCAAAGCTGACCGTCAAGGAAACAGGGCGCACAGACCAAAACAACAAATTCTACACGATAGAAGCAGTTGAGCTAAACGAAAAATCCCCTGCGGCTCAATGGGTTGACTCGACTGTTCAAGCTGATTGGCCTGACCCGACTTCAATCCGCTCCGTAGGGGATATATTGAGTTTAGCAAAAACCGTAGAGCAAAACAATATGATAACAAGGGACAACAATTCCATCGCCCAAGACACCGCCCGTTCTTACGACAAGGACGGGCGTTTGCATGTGGCGGTGTCCAACATCAGCAAGGCAACGGTAAATCCGTACTACGGCGGCGAAATCCCCAACTACCGACAACTGGGGCTTGAACCGAAAAAGGTTTACTACCTGCTGCGCGACCCCGAAGAGTTGGAAAAGGCCGCGCCGACCTTCAACAACCTGCCGCTGTTGAACAAGCACATTCCCGTTTCCGCCGACGAACCGCAGAAAGAAGTGATTGCAGGCACGACCGGCAGCGATACCGTGTTTGAAGACGGCTACCTGAAATGTTCGCTGGCCGTGTGGGACGCGGAGGCGATTGCCGGCATCGAGAGCGGCGAGCAGGTGGAGTTGTCCAGCGCGTACCATTACACCGCAGATATGACCGCAGGCGAATTTGAAGGCAGGCATTACGACGGCGTGATGCGCGATATTGTCGGAAACCATGTAGCCCTTGTCGATGTGGGTCGGGCGGGGCGTGATGTTGTCGTAAGCGATGCAGACCCATTTCACGAAAGGAAAACTATGAAACTGAAAGCAGGCGCGAAAGCGCGTATTCAGGCAGCCGTTCAGCCCCTGTTGGCGCAGGATGCCGAATTGAGTCCCGACGAACTGTTGCAGGTTATCGGCTCGCTCAACAACGAAGTGCAGACGGCACAAGACGACGGCGGAGAGTTGCCGCCCGAAAACGTCGAGAATGTCGGCACGGACGGAGACGATTCGGACGACGGCGAAAACAACACCGCCCCCGCCGAAGACGAAGCGCCGGAAGCACCCGAAGGCGGCGCGCCCAAACCCGCGCAAGATGCCGCCATTTCCAAAATGGCGATGGATGCGGCGATTCAAAAAGCCGTGGCTGCGGAGCGCAAACGCGCACAAGCCTTGGCGGCGGCACAACGCGAAGTGGCGCACATTGTCGGCGATGTGGCGATGGACAATGCGGCGGACGTGTACAAGTTCGCGCTGGAACAGAGCGGCATCGACGTAACCGGCGTGCATCCTTCCGCCTACCGCGCTATGGTCGGTATGTTGGGCAAACCCAAACAGCCGATGGCGCAAGATGCGGCCAAAACCGCCGAACAGTTCCCCGGTTTGTCACGAATCAGAAAGGCTTAAACTATGTCATTCCAAAAAGCAGTCCAACCTTACCAAGCCCCCGCCGTTGCGGGGGATTTTGCCGCCCACAACCCGAACGCTTCCATGCTGGCGGGCGAAGGCGCACTCGTCAGCGGCACGGACGGCGTAACCGTCGGCGTGTTTGCCTGGGCGGATGCAGACGGCAAAGTGTCCAACAAAAAAACCGCCGGCGCGCGCATCGGCTTTGTCCACCGCGAACAGCAGGCAAGCATCACTGCCTATCTGGCGGAACACGGCAACCAAATCCTGCCCGGTCAAATCATTACGTTGGCGGTAGCAGGCGACTTTTGGGCGCATTTCCCCGCCGGTGCGGAAATCGGGCAGAACGTGTTTGCCAAAGACGCCGACGGCACATTGAAAGCCTCTGCCGCCGCCACCGAAACCGGCCACACCCTGACCCGCTTCAAAGCGGCTTCCAAAGCCGCAGCCGGCGAACTGGCCAAAATCACCACATGGGAGTAATTGAATGAATACCTTGCAACAACTCGAACGCGATGCCGGCATCGTCTTTATGGGCGGCGGCAAAAAGCTGATGAACAAACAGGTGCAGGCTGCTTTGGCGATGGACGCGCAGCCCGCATTGACCACCGCAGGCAACAGCGGCATCCCCGCTTGGATGCTGACCTATGTCGATCCGAAGCTGATTGAAGTCGCCCTGCAGCCGATGAAGGCCGCCGAAATCTTCGGCGAAGTGAAAAAAGGCGACTGGACGACCGAAACCGCTATGTTTATGCTGGTAGAACCGACCGGCGAAGTCTCCGGCTACGGCGACTACAACAACAACGGCGTGAGCGGCGCAAACGTCAATTTCCCGCAACGCCAAAGCTACCATTACCAAGTGTTCACCCGCTGGGGCGAACGCGAAGTGGCACGCGCAGGCGAAGCGAAGATTGACTATGTAAACCGCGTCAATCAGGCAAGCGTGAACGCCTTGAACCGTTTCCAGAACAAATCCTATCTGTTCGGTATCAAAGGTTTGCAGAACTACGGTATCCTCAATGACCCGAGCCTGCCTGCCGCCACCGCCGCCGACCAAACGTGGGCGGCCGCTACCGGCGAGCAGGTGTACGAATCCATCCGCAAGCTGTTCCAAAAACTGTTGCAGCAGACCGGCGGCCTGATTGATATGAACACGCCGCTGCTGCTGGTGTGCAGCCCGACCGCCAGCGTGGAATTGACCAAAACCAACCAGTACAACGTCAACGTTACCGACCAGCTGAAAAAGAACTTCCCCAACCTGCGTATCGAAACCGTGCCGGAATATTCCGCCGCATCGGGCGAAATGGTGCAGCTGATTGTGGAAGAGTTGGACGGCCAGCGCACCTTGGAATGCGGTTTCACCGAAAAACTGCGCGCGCACAATATGGTTTTGGAAGCCTCCAGCATCAAGCAGAAGAAATCGCAGGGCACTTGGGGCGCGATTATCTACCGCCCGTTCTGCATTGCTTCCATGACGGTGAGCTAGGCTGCCTGAAAAACAAGGCCGTCTGAAACAGGCGGCTTTCCCTGCACCTTTACCGATTACGATATTCGTGTAACAATTAGCGGCATCATCAAGGAGATTTGGGGTGACGGTGTCGCATCAAACCGCCCCGAGAACATTACTCCGGACTACCGCTCGCGTTTGGAGCCGGCTTTTCTCGATCTTTGATTCGTCCGGGAGGGGGTATGTCGGACAGGCTGAAACATATTTGGATGCTGTATCGCAAACCGGTGCTTTTGTATGTTGTTACCGTCATCATCTATATTTTGCTTGACGGGCCGACCACTGAGGGCAGCCGAACGCCTATGCCCCCTATGAACGCTTGGGAAAAAATCCTGTTTATGGCAGCCGGCGTCAGCGGATTTGTCAGCCTCCTGTGGATAATGCTGATTGCCCTGTCCGAGCATTACAGGGACAAGAATTGGTAAACGCGTATTGAAAGCCGGATTAAATACGGCGCGGCAGACCGAAAATTAAGAATGTGTATTGTTACGGCACAAGCCCGCCGGCGTTCAAAAGTCGAAATCGAACTGCCGGGTTTGTAACCGCAGGGGGGCAGGTATGTATCTGCTGTTTTTTCGTTGGATATGGGAAAAAGTGGTACCGGAAAGCATCCGCAACAGCAAGCCGGTGCGGTGGGTAGCCAACCATAGAAAGCTCACTATCTGGGTAATTGTGACAGTATGGATCAACTTCTTCCCCGATACTTACGAATACGACATTATTCCTACTCGTAGGGGATACGGCTATTGGCATGTCGATCATCCGTTGTATCCCTATGCCCGATTTCTGCTTCCCCTTATTCTCGGTGCGGCTTTTCTTTTCATTCCGCCCGATCCGCCCGAAAAGAAATAGTAACCTGCATATAAGCAGCCTGAAATCTTTCAGGCTGCTTTTTTATTGGAGAACCCAAATGGCAAAACAAAAAACTGTAACCGTCGGCTGCAAACTGCCCAACGGACTGATTATCGAAGTCGGCGGCCAATCCGTCGAACTGAACGGCGCAAACGCCTCCAACGTCATCGGCGGCCACGGCATTACCTACAACGTAGATGCCGACCTGTTCAATGCTTGGATGAAAGCGCACCAAGACCGCGATATGGTCAAAAACGGCTTCGTTTTCGCCCACGAAAATGCCAAGGACACCAAAGCCGAAGCACAGGAAAAAACCGGCAACGAGACCAAGTTGGAAGCCGTCAAGCCCGATGACAAGGCTAACGGCGTAAGCACCGCCAAGGAAGACTGATATGCCCGCCGTCGTCTTCGATAAAGCGCGCTTTCAGACGGCCTATCCCGAAGTACGGGCCACGGATGCACAGCTTGAAATGTGGTTCGCGCAGGCCGAAAGCCTGCTGGACAACACCGACCACAGCATCGTTAAAAAGCCGGAAGAGCGCGAAATGCTGCTGTTCCTGTTGGTACGCCACTTCGCCGCGCTGAACGAACGTGCCGCGCAGGGCGGATTGGTGGGGCGCATTGCTTCGGCTTCCGAAGGCAGCGTTTCCGTGAGCGCGGATATGGGCGCGGTCGGCGGCAATGCCGCCTGGTATCTGCAAACGCCTCACGGCGCGACCTATTGGCAGCTTACCGCCAAATACCGCCGCTTCCGATATGTATCGGGAGGCTGTTATGCGCGGCGGCGATAGGTTCAGACGGCATTTGTCCGAACTGGCGGCGCAGGCGGCAACGGGCAAGGTGCGCGTCGGCATCATCGAACAGGCGAACTACGACGGTTCGGACGGCGAAAGCGTGGCACAAGTCGCCTTTTGGAACGAATACGGCACGGCAACCGTTCCCCCGCGCCCGTTTTTCCGCAACACCATTGCCGAACACAAGGATGAATGGCCCAAGCAGGCTGCCGCGCTGCTGGAAGCCAATGGCGGCGACGTGCGGCAAACCTTGGAATTGATGGGCGAAGGCGTAAAGGGGCAGATTGTGGAAACCATCCAAGCCTTCCGCGAACCGCCAAACGCCGCCGCGACCGTGAAGCAAAAAGGCTTCGACAAGCCGCTGATTGACACGGGGACGTTGTGGCGGAGTATTGATTGCGAGGTAGCCGATGAATGAATACAGGTCGGAAGCTATCTTGAAAAGGACGCAACACCTGCTGATTCTGCAAGCAAAAAACAAACCCCTGATACTTCATCATCAGGGGTTGTTTGTGTCCGGGCGGCCGCAATCCCCACCATTTATCACTCGACAGTAACCTGCCTGAGATTACGCAGCTAATGCGAAAATTTCTGCTGTCAGACGTAGTTATTGTATGCCGCTAATCAGATGAAAGCAAGCTGTGAAACACAAGGAAATACGATGAATCTTAGAGCCATTGCCAACGGCGCGGTTACATCCGTCAATCCCAACCTGCCCGCCGTGCTGAAACTCAATGACGGCTACACCACCGATGCCGCGGGAAAACGCAAATCAGGCTACAGCGAGCATTCTGTAACCATACAGACCCAAACCCTCGGCACGCAGGATTTATCCTTGTTTGAAGGATTGGCGCAGCAGGGAACGCTGCTGTATGCCTATGTAAGCGGACAATTCCGCGGCTTGCGGCGGCAGGATGCCAAAGGCGCGGACAAGCTGGTGTTCGCGGCCTACGGCGAAACCGAAACAACCGAATGGCTGGTGAAGCAGGTGGTGGAAAGCTGGCCGGATTGGTGCAAGGTGCTGTTATGGCGGCAACATTAGACGATATTTATACCGAAGTCCGGGCAATGCTGCTCGGGCTTTTTTCGTGCGAAGCGGTGCGCGGATACGGCAACAACGTGCCGTTGCCCAAGCCGCCGTTTGCGGTGATGAACATCCTGAACGAAACCGATGCCGCCACCAACGAACACGCTTACGCCGTGGCGGATGAAACCGCCGCCGTCTCGCGCCAATCCGAAATACAGATGCAGCTTGACTTCTACGGCGAAGAGGCGGGGCAGATGGCGCAGAAAACCGTTTTGCTTTGGCGCGACTTCTACGCCTGCGAACGGCTGAAATCCTGCCGGCCGCTATATGCCGACCCCGCACGCTTCATGCCGCTCACCAACGAAGAGGGCGAATATGAAGAACGCTGGATGACCACCGTCCATCTTGCCTATGCGCCGCAGGCAGAACACCCGCAACAGTTTGTCAACGCTTTTGATTTAACCCTGATCCAACCGTAAAGGATATATCCATGTTCCAATCTATTCCGGCAAGTAAAATTGTCAGCGTAAACCCCGCCGTACTCAGTTCCGGCGGTTCTCCCCTGTCGATGAACGCCGTCTTTTTGAGCAAAAACGAAAACCTGCCCACCGGCCGGCATACCGCGTTCCCCGATGCTTCGGCAGTCGGCGGGTTTTTCGGCTTGTCCAGCGAAGAGTTTAAAGCCGCGCAAGTGTACTTCAAAGGCTTCGACAATTCGCACATCAAGCCCGGCACGCTGTATTTCTACCCCTACAACGCCGGCAAAGAAGCCGCCTGTCTGCGCGGCGCAAGCGTGAAAAGCATGAGCCTTGCCGCCCTGAAGAAACTTTCGGGCAATCTGAAAGTGAACATCGACGGCAGCGACAAGAACGGCGAAAACATCAGCTTGGCGACCGCCACCGGCTTTTCCGACGCCGCCGCCAAAATCGGCGCGGCCATCAATGCCGCCGTGCAGTTTGACGAGCAGTTGCAGGCGTTTGAAATCGTTTCCGCCACCCAAGGCAGGGCTTCCGAAATCGGCTTTGCCTCCGGCACGCTGGCCGAAGCCCTGAACCTGACCGAAGCCAAAGGCGCAATCATTTCCAAAGGCAGCGACGGCGACAGCGCGGAAACCGTGATGGAGGGCGTGATTCAGTCCACCTTGAATTTCGCCACCTTTACCACCGTGTTCGAGCCGGAAACGGCCGACAAGCTTGCCTTGGCGAAATGGAGCAACGCGCAAAACAACCGCTTCCTTTACGCCGCTTGGGGCAAAGAAGCCGCCGCGCTGCAAACCGGCAACACGACCTGCTTCGGCGCGCAACTGAAAGCCGCCGCCTATGACGGCACCGCCCCGATTTACGGCGGGCTGGACAAAGCCGCTTTCCTGTGCGGCGCGATTGCCTCCATCGACTTTACCGAAACGCAAGGGCGCATCACGCTGGCGTTCAAAAACCAATCCGGCTTGAGTGCGGACGTGGACAACGCCGCCGATGCCGACAACCTGAAAGAGAACGGCTACAACTACTACGGCGCGTGGGCGACCGCCAACGACCGCTTTACCTTCCTTTATCCCGGCCAGATGCCCGGCAAATGGAAATGGATTGATGCCTATGTGAACCAAATCCGCCTCAACAGCCAGTTGCAGCTTGCCCTGATGACCCTGCTCACCTCCGCCAAGGCCGTGCCGTACAACGCCGTCGGCATCGCCCTGCAACGCGCCGCCTGCCAAGACCCGATTAACGAGGCCTTGAACTTCGGCAGCATTCAGCCCGGCGTGCCGTTGGGCGAACAGCAACGCGCCCTGATCAACAACGAGGCTCGCGTAGATGCCGCAGCGAAGATTGAAAGCACCGGCTATTTCCTGCTGATTCAGAACGCTTCGGCGCAGACACGCGGCAACCGCCAATCTATGCCGATGAAGCTGTGGTACGCCGACGGCGGCAGCGTGCACAACATCAACCTAGGCTCGATCAACGTCCAGTAAACCACAAAGGCCGTCTGAAGCTTCAGACGACCTCTTTGCAAAGGAAAACATATGCAAACCGTATCCGACCGCACCCTGACCGCCGCCAACAGCATCCTGCTGATGCGCGTGAAAGGCTTTAACGACAACTTCGTACAGATTGAAGGCTACGCCGCCGACAACGCCTTCGACTTCGGGCAGGGCAAAATCGGCGAAACCATGATGGGCGTGGACGGCCAACAGTCCGGCGGCTTCACGCCCTACGAAGTGGACTTCAACATCCAGCTTGCGCCCACCAGCAAATCGCGCGACTACTTCGACCAATTCACCAACGACATCCTGCAACGTCAGGAAACGCGTATGGTGGAATTTTCGGTGGAGGTTTCCGCCGTGAAGAAACGTTACACCGCCACGGGATTTTTAGTGGAAGTCCCGGGCGGCACGACCGCCAAGAAAACGTTGGAATCTGCAACCTACTCGTTCCGCATCGTGGTGAAACCGGAGGAAATCTGATATGGCTCTGAAAACCCGGCAAATCACGATTGAAAACGGGCGGGATAAAGGCCGCGTGTTCCTGATCACCGAAATGTCCGCCGCGCACGCCGACAACTGGGCGATGCGCGCCCTTTTGGCATTGGCAAACAGCGGCGTGGATTTGGGCGGCATCGCCCCGCAACAGGGAATGATCGGTATGGTGGGGGCGACGCTGGGCGCATTGGGCAAAGTGAAGCCCGAAGACGCCATCCCGCTTTTGAACGAGCTTTTGGACTGCGTGCAAATTATTCCCGATGGCGGGCAGCCGCGCCCGCTGAATATGGACTTCAACGACGTGGAAGACTTCACGACCCTGTGGCGTTTGCGGAAGGAGGTGTTTGCATTGCATACCGATTTTTTGCAACACGCCTTTGGCCCGACCTCGGCATCGGGCGGGGAGGGGGAAGCCGGCAGCAAGGCTATCTGAACCTGACCCAAACCATCGGCGCGCTGGTTTCCTCCCGCATCTGCACCCTGCACGAGTTGCAAACCGTGTACGGGCTGGAAGATGCCTTCAACCTGCTCGAAATCGTCAATACCGACGCCTTCAACAAGGCACGGCAGGCCGTCTGAAAGCGGACAAGGCGAAACCCCGAAAAGGCGCGAATCTTTTCGGGGTTTCTGACATTAACTTATCGGAAGTAAGCTAATGAATGGAAAGAAGTATAACAAAACCTTTATCAAAATCCTAGGGGCGTTTCAAATGGAAACGGAAAATTTCTCACCTGCCGAAACGCGTAAAACGCTGGTTTGCGCGACTTTATGCCTGACGGCGCTGATTGCCGTGTGGAAAACCTTTGCAGTGGTCGAACTGCTGCTGAAGTAAGCGTTTCAGACGGCTTTTAAAGGAAAAACACTATGGCAACAGTAATTGATACCCTGTTTATGGAGTTGGGCATCGATTCGTCCAAATTCATCCGCCAAGCCGGGCAGGCAGTGTCCAAACTGGATGACATGACCGGGGCGTTCGAGAAGGCGGAAGCAAAAACCGGCAAATCCGGCAAAGGGTTGGACAAACACGCCGAAAAGGTCGGACAGAACGTCAAACAGGCCAAAAACCTGACCGAAGCGATGGGGAAGGTCGCAAAAGGCGCGGCCGCCCTTTTCGCCCTCGTTACCGGCTCGAACGCATTGGACAAGCTGATTCGGGAAACCGCCGAAGCCAACGTGCAGCTGGACAACCTGTCCCGCAATATCGGTATGGGCCGCAACAGCCTTCAAGCGTGGGGCGGGATGGCGGAAATGGCGGGCGGCAGCGCGGAAGGGATGAAAGGCAGCCTTGCCGGGCTGAGTATGGGCATTACGCGCCTCACCACGATGGGCGATACCTCCATCGTGCCGTTTTTCAACGCTTTCGGCGTGGCACTGCTCAACGCGGACGGCAAAGCGCGCAATCTCGACAGCATTATGCTGGATTTATCCGACCGCTTTTCCAAAATGGACAGGGTGCAGGCCTACAATCTGGCCAAAAGCATGGGCTTGGACGACGGCACGATCAACACCCTGCTGCTCGGGCGTGCCGAAATGGAAAAGATGCTGGAGATGCAGCGCAACCTTTACCGTTCCGGCGAAAAAGAAATTGCCGTCAGCCGCGAACTGACCCGCTCCCGCGCCTACCTCAACCAGCAATGGGACGCGCTGAAGAATATGGTTGCCGACGCGCTCGCCCCGCACCTGTTGCGGCTGGTAAAACTGGTCAGCGGCTTTGCCGACTACCTGATGCGCAACGAAAACACGATGAAGCACGTTTTCGAAAGCTTGGCGTTTGTATTGGGCGCGGTGCTGCTTCCCGTGCTGTGGTCGGCGGTAACGGCGCTGTATGCCTTTATCGCCCCGTTCGCGCTGGCCGCCGCCGCCGTTGCCGCACTCGGTGCAGCCTTCGTGCTGCTTTATGACGACTACAAAACTTGGGCGGAGGGCGGAAAGAGCCTGTTCGACTGGGGCGCGTTTACCGGCTACATCAAAACCTCCAAAGTATCGGTGGACAGCCTTACCAAAGGATTTACCTACCTGCTCACCGGCTATACAAGCTGGTCGGAAGCCGGGAAAGGTTTGTTTGATTGGCTGCGCCTGAAGGGGTTTATCGATGAAAACGGCGTATCCCTGCGCTCGCTGGCCAACGGGTTTAAAAGCCTTGCCCAAGACATCTGCCAATTCGTTGCCCCCGCATTGGAAGACATAGGCGAAATCTTCACCGCACTGGGCAACAAAGACTATAACCTCGCCTGGGAAGCGGCAAAACGGCTGGCTTCCCGACCGGTGAACTTCGTGGCGGAGCAGGTGCAGAACGTCGCCGGACGGGTATCCGGCGCAGCCGATATTGCTACCTCGCACACCCCCGGCGCGGAAGGTTCGGCGCAGGCGGCGGTGCGAAGCCTAGGCTCCGGAGAACGTGCCGCCAAACAGATGCTTTCCCCGGGCGGTACGATTTACTTCGGCGACAGTATCGCCCACGGCTACCGCAGCGCGGTAAACGGCAAAGGGTCAACCAAAGTGGGCGCCAATCCGCAGCAGGTATTGGGCTTCATCAACGGCTATTCCGGCAACCTGCAAGGCCAAACCGTGATTCTGTCGTCCGGTATGAGCAACAACCCGAACGATACCGGCGGCATCCGCGCCCAAATCCGTGCATTGCGTGCCAGGGGGGCGGATGTGCGGCTGCTCGGGGTATCCAACACCTACAATCGAAACGGCCAAACCGGTGCGAAAATGAACGCCCTGCTGGGGCAGATTGCCCGCGAGGAACATGCCGCATTCCAAGGAGGCTTCCAAGCCGGCAGGGATAATATCCATCCGGCCGGTTACAACTATCAGCCGTGGTTGAATGGCGGTCAATCAGGCGGGCAGCCAAACTCGGCGATGGCGGAAACCCTGGCTATGATTAGGAAGCATGAAGGCTTCTCCAGCCGTACCTATTGGGACGTGAATGCTTACCGCTTAGGCTACGGAACGGACACTATCACCGACCGCAACGGCAACGTCCGCAGAGTGCGACAGGGTGATACCGTTACCCGTGAGGATGCGGAGCGTGATTTGGCACGCCGAGTGCAAATATTCCGAAACGGAGCGCGCAGGAAAATCGGCGAAGCGCAGTTCGACCGCCTGCCGGCCAAAACACAGGCCGCCATCACTTCGGTTGCTTACAACTACGGCAGCTTGGATAAATTGCCGTCGTTGGTAACCGCTGCCCGCAGTGGCAACATCAACGCCATCTCCCGGGCAATTGCTGCCCGCCAAGGCGACAACAGAGGCGTGAATAGGAAAAGGCGGCTAGAAGAAGCGGCAGCGGTTATGTCTGATTTAAACAGCCGCCCCGTCGGCGGACAAGCCGTTGCCGACAATGCCCGGCGCGGTTTGCAGTCTATGCGGCAGGGCGATGCCGCCCGCCGGCAGGCGCAACAGATTACCAACAACAGCAATATGCAGGTCGCCATCAACGGCGGCATCCACGTGCAGTCTTCCGCCGGCACGATAGACGGCACGATGGAGGATGCCTCTGCCGCAGCCCGCAACAGGCTGGTGCAGATTATGCCTGCGATGGTGTGAGGCCGTCTGAAAAGCGAAACCCCGTGAAGCGTGCAACTTCGCGGGGTTCTGTATTTAATCCTTATGGGCAAGGAGAAAATCATAAGTGGATTTTAACGTAAACACGGAGGCAAGGAAAGTGGCAGAACTGTTGGAAAAATCAAAAACACTCCGCCGCCTTGCATGGGGTTTGATACTGATGACCCCGACAACGGCGCTGATATGGAAATTGGCAGATATTCTGACCGCGCTGAAATAGGCCGTCTGAAAAGCGAAACCCCGTGAGGCGCGGCGCAATTTTTGGCACTTCGTGGCAGGGATTTGTCTGATCATCACGGTATGGAAAATATTTACCGTGATCGAACTGCTTGTGAAATAAAGGTTTGTTATGGCTTGGAACTCAATCGGCATTCCGAATGTGCCGAATCTCCCAAGAAACACCGGCGGCGCGCTGATTAAGTTCGGCGGTGCGGCACTCGCCAACGCCGTTTTCGGCAACTATTGGGGCATCTTCGGACAAAACGGCATCCCGCTGCTGTTGTCGGACAACGTCACTTCGGTCAAACACCAAAACACGTCCAAAGTATCCAATGCGCCTGTCGAACGCGGCTCGTTCGCCAGCTACAACAAGGTTGGCGACCCGTTTACGGTAACGGTGCAGATGAGCAAGGGCAGCGGCGGCGTGTTCGAGCGCGGGGCGTTTCTCGGCCTGTTGGATACGCTGGCCAACAGCACGGATCTGTTCTTGGTTATCACGCCGGAAGCGGTGTATCCGAATATGGCGATTACGGGCTACGACTACGCCCGCGAGGCTTCAGACGGCGCACGGCTGTTGAAGGTCAATATCCATTTGGCCGAAGTGCGGCAGGCGGAAGTGAAATATACCAAAACCAAATCCGAAGGCGCACAGGCACAGGCAGACGGAGGCAGGGTACAGCCCAAGCCGATACAAAACAATGAATCCATCTTGTCTAAGTCGCGCGGTTCGGTCGGCGGTTGGCTTGGGAAAATAACCGATACATTCGGAAAGGGGTTCGGGCCGGATTAAAAAATCGAAACCCCGTGAAGCGGGCAACTTCACGGGGTTTCTGTATTTAACCCTTTCTCAAACAAAGGATTAAAGATGTATGAATTTTAATATAAATTTTGATTCCGTCAAGGAGATGGTAATGAAGATTCCGGCGTGGCGGCTGGTGCTGATTTCGGTAACGGCCTTATTGATTGTTTTATTTATGTTTGCGGACAAAGTAGCCGTTTTGGTGAACGCGCTGAAATAGGCTGTCTGAAAATGATTTATGAAATTCCTTTAAAACCCGTCCCCGTGCAAAAGGTTTCCGCCACGCTGGGCGGGCAGGACGTAACCGTATCGCTGCTGCCGCGATTGGGTAAGCTGTATGCCGCCGTGTCGGCAGACGGGCGCGTGCTGATACGCGAGCGGGTATGCCTGCACGGTATGCCGCTGGTGGGCGAGGCTTATCGCGGCTTTCGCGGCGAGCTGTATTTTATCGATACCGCAGGCAGCCTGGACCCGCAATGGCGGGAATTGGGCAGCCGCTTTATTCTGGTGTACCGCGATGGGCATTAAAGAAAAAATCCTGCGCGTCAGCATCAAGCTGGGGCAGGAAAAAGACGTATGGGATGCGAAAGGCAACGATACGCTGGTGGTCGAAGGTTTGCGTACCTCGTGCCAAATCAACTACGGCAACGGCGCGGTAATGCCGTCTGCACGCATCAAGGTGTACGGCCTGAAGCTCGACAGCATCATGAAGCTTTTGCGCGTGAAATGGAACACCGAGCAGGCCATGATGAACCTGGTGCAGGTGGAGGCAGGAGAGCAGGACGACTTGGGCGTGGTCTATACCGGCAACATCACGTTTGCCTACCCCGATATGGGCGGCGCGCCGGATATTTGCCTGGTCATCGAGAGCCACACCGCCGTTTTATGGCAGCTCAAGCCCGCCGAAGCGATCGGCCACGAAGGCGAAACCGATGTGGCGAAGGCGGTTGAAGCCATCTGCAAACGAATGGGCAGACGCTTTGAAAACAACGGCGTAACAGCCAAAATCAGCAACCAGTATTTGGACAATACCGAATTGGGCAAAATACAGCAGATTGCCGCCGCCGCCGACATCGACGTGTACATCGACAACGAAACTGTCGCCATCGCGCCCAGGGGGCAGCCGCGTATGACAGACGTTCCCATCGTCAGCCCGGCAACGGGTTTAATCGGCTATCCGATACCCGATTTGCAGGGCGTGAAGCTGCAATGCCTGTACGACAAAGCCCTGCGCTTCGGCGGGCTGATCGAGGTTGCCGGCAGCCTGATTGAACAATGCAACGGCAGGTGGCGCGTATTCGGGCTGTCGCTGGACTTGGAAAGCCAAACGCCGGGCGGCAAATGGCTGGCCGACATCAAAGCCGCCAATGTGGAGGATACAAATGTCAAAGTCGCAACAAAATAACCGGGCGCAATACCGCCCCGAACACACACAGGGCGGCGCGGGCGAAATCGGCGCAATCGTGTCGGGCATCGTCTCGCGCATCCAAACCGTCACGCTGGTGCGGGTGGTCAAAACCAAAGCGGGCGGACTTGCCCCCGTCGGGTTGGCGGATGTGCAGCCGCTGGTTGCCCAAATCAGCGGCGACGGCACGGTTACGCCGCACGGCATCATCTACAACGTGCCGTATTTCCGTCTGCAAGGCGGGGGCAACGCCGTAATTATCGACCCCGAGCCGGGCGACATCGGTATGTGCGGCTTTTGCAGCCGCGACATCTCCGGCGTCAAGCAGAACAAAGCACCGTCCGCCCCGCAAAGCAGGCGGCGTTTCGACTATTCGGACGGCCTGTATTTCGGCGGATTCCTGAACGGCACGCCCAAGCAGTACATCCATTTCAAGGACGGCGGCATCAGGCTGTTTTCGCCCGGAGATATTGAGATGGAGGCGGCCAATATCCTCCTGAAAGCCCAAGGCGGCGTAATCAGCACCTCGCAAACCTTTCAGGCGAACACACAAACCGCGGCGCAATTTACGGGCGGCGGCGGTATTTCTTCCGACGGCGACATGACGGCGAATGGTGTCAGCCTGCTGCACCACGTCCACAACGGCGTGCAGCCCGGCGGCGGCAACACGGGGCAGCCCGCATAGGCAGCCTGAAAATAAGAAAAAGCGAAACCCCGCAAAGGCGCGAATCTTTGCGGGGTTTCTGTATTCAAACCCTTTCTCGAACAAAGGATTCGAACTTGATTAAGTATAACCCGAAACACCAAGTAAAGGTAGATGGGAAAATGAACACGACAGATGCAGGAATCGTAGGAAAACGGCTGGCGGCCGCCGCGCTGATTTTCGCCACACTCACGGGCTTGGCAGCCGTTATCGCGGCAGCGGCGCAGTGGGTGAAATAAGGATTGGGGAAAACATGAATACCCTTTATCTCGACCCGCAAAGCTGGGATTTGGTTTTAGACGCGGCAGGCAATATCGCGCAGGCGAAAGACCCCTACGCCAAGGCGCAGGATGTGGCTTCGGCGTGCCGCCTTTTTTCGGGCGAACTGTATTACGACACGGAGAAGGGCATCCCCTATTTTGAAGAAATGTTGGGTAAGAAACAGTCGTTCGCGCTATACCGGCACCGGCTGGTGCAGGCCGCTTTGTCCGTCCCCGGTGTGCTGACGGCAGACGCGGCCGCCGAGATGCGCGACGGGCGCGTGCTTTCGGGCAGCCTGAAATTTACCGACGACACCCGGAAACAATACGAGGTAACGCTATGTTTCAACACACAGGACGACACATAAAGCGTCGCCCTATGTGTTGCCCTGATTTGAAAGGGGTTACACCCCTCCCAAATAAATTCTGATTCTACCGCCCCGAAGGACGGATGTCCAAGTGGGCGGGGTTTCAACCGAAAAGGAAATACGATGAAGAGCCATGTCCCCCCTGTCCGCTTCACGCCGCAGGGCTTGCAGATTCCGACCGAAACCGAAGTGCTGGACGGCGTGCTGGCCGATTTCAACGATGCCTTCGGCGGCGGCCTGAACCTGAATTTGGAAACGCCGCAGGGGCAGCTTGCCTCTTCGCTGGCCGCCGTGATTGCCGACAAAAACAATGTGATTGCCGAGCTGGCCAATCAAATCCATCCGGAATACGCCGAAGGCGCGATGCAGGACGCGATTGCCCAAATCTACTTCCTGCAGCGCAAACCCGCCACCGATTCGGCGGTGGTGTGCGAGTTTGTCGGCCTGCCCGGCACGCAGATTCCGCAGGGATTCATCGTGCAGGATGCGGCGGGCAACCAATGGGCTTTGCAGCAGGAAACCGGCATCCCCATCAGCGGAAAAGTCAGCGGCACACTCATTGCCGCCGGGCAGATTGAAGCCCCCGCCCACAGCGTGAATGTGATTTATCAGGCCTTGGTGGGGCTGGACAGGGCGGACAACCCGCACCCCGCCGTCCCCGGACGGGCGCAAGAGAGCCGCGCCGAATTTGCCGAACGCAGGCGGCGCAGCGTCGCCATCAATGCCCACGGCACGCCGCAGGCGGTGTACGCCAACGTGTTTGCGTTGGACGGCGTGCGCGATGTGTACGTCATCGACAACCCGAAAGGCCAAAGCGTGCAGGCAGGCGCAACCGGCTACACGCTCAAGCCGCACAGCATTTATGTGGCGGCGGTGGGCGGGGATGATACGGCGGTTGCCGAAACCATATTGCGCTGCGCAGGAAGCGGCTGCGACTTCAACGGCAACACCGAAATCACGGTGTACGACCACGGTTACAGCGACCCGAAGCCCGCCTATCAGGTCGCCTTTATGCGCCCTGCCGAACTGCCGGTGTATTTCCGCATCAAAATCGAACGCGGCGCGTTTCCCGGTGCGGATGCCGCCATTAAGCAGGCCGTCATTGCCGCCTTCAAAGGGCGCATCGGCGCAAACCTGTATGCCATCCGCTATGTCGCCCCCGTGGTGCAGGCCGTGCCGAATGTGCATGTGTTGGACGTGGAAATCGGTTTGTCTGCGGGCGGTATGGGCAATTCCGTGGCGGTGGGCATCGACCAGATGCCTGTCGTCCGTGCCGAAAACATCGAGGTGGCGGGCGTATGATAGACGTTAAGGAAACCGTTATCAGCCAATACGCCGACAGCCCCGTTATCTGCCGCCTGATACGCCGGTTTGACGAGTGCATCGACCCGCGCGCCGACAGGCGGCGGTTTTACGATACCGTGTGGAACGTTTCTACCGCGCAGGGCTTCGGGCTGGATATTTGGGGCGCGATTGTCGGCATCGGGCGGGAAGTGATGATCGCCGCACAAGACGAATACATCGGCTTTACGCAGGGCTTTACCCCGTTTGACAACGGCGTATGGAGCAGCGGCGAAGGCTTGGAGCGGCAATACCGCTTGGACGACGACGCCTACCGCCGCGTGATTATGCTCAAAGCGATGAGCAACATCATCTATGCGACCGCCCCGCATATCAACCGCCTCCTGCGCGAGATGTTCGGCACGCGCGGACGGGCGTATTTTGTGAAAAACGGCACGATGGCGGCGCGTTATGTGTTCGAGTTTTATTTGTTGCCCGTCGAACGCGCCATCATCCGGCAAAGCGACTTGTTGCCGCGCCCCGGCGGCGTACTGCTGGATTTTTACGAACCGGAGGCGGACAAAACCTTCGGCTATATCGAAGCCAACCTGGCACCCTTCGGCGAGGGTGCTTTTTTTATGGGAGTTTAAACGATGCCGCAACCGAAACTATTATCCAAACCTTGGGCTTCAGACGGCCTGAAAAACAACATCCCCGCCGAACGCGGCGGCGGATTGGCACAAGAGGCCGCCACCTATGCCGAAGGCTTCCCGAGTATCACGATGACCCCGATTTCCGTCGGCGGCAAACCGCCCAGCGGCAAAGATATGAACGGCGTGCTCTATGAAATCAGCGCGCATACCGTCTGGCAAAACCAAGGCGGGCGTTACCGCTTCGACCAGTCGTTTTGCGATGCTATCGGCGGTTATCCCAAAGGCGCGGTGCTTATCAACGACACGCTGGACACCGAATACATCAGCCTGGCAGATGCCAACACCCACAACCCGAACAACGGCAACAACACGGGGAAATGGGCAATACACGCAGGCAAAGGGCTGAAAGCCGGCACCGCGCAGGCGGGCATTGTGCAACTCTCATCCGCCACCGGCAGCGAGAGCGAAGATATGGCCGCCACGCCCAAAGCGGTGAAAGCGGCTTACGACAAGGCAGTCGAGTCCGCCGGCAAAGGCCTGCCCGTCGGCGCGATTGTTGCTTTCCCGCGCCCGGTAAGCCGTCCCGAAGGCTTCCTCAAAGCCGACGGCACGACCTTTGACAGCCGGACATTTCCCGATTTGTTCAGGGCGCTGGGCAACAGCAACCGCCTGCCCGATTTGAGCCGTACCGACATCGGCATCACCGCCTGGTTTCCGTCCGACCGAATCCCGACCGGCTGGCTCTCGTTTGACGACATCCGAGAGCGCGTAACCGAAACCGCTTATCCCGAGTTGTACCGTTTGTTGGTTGCCCAATACGGCAGCATCCGAAACGTCCCGCAGGCGGAAGACCGCTTTATCCGCAACGCCGGCAACGGCTTGGCAGTCGGAACGAAGCAGGAAGACGAAATCAAACGGCACGTCCACAAAGTATTTTCACACTGGACAAACCACCCGGACGCGGCCGCCGTCGGTTACGAAGACCGCAACGAAAGGCAGAGAAGCGCGATCGTATCGACGTGGACGGACGGCGATTTAAGCGACAACGGCTTTTTAACCCCGCGCCCGGACAGCAAAATGGCAACGGGCGGCGCAGAAAACCGCCCCAAAGCACTGGTTTTAAAACTGTGCATCAAAGCCGCCGACACCTTGGGCGACGCCGTGTTTTGGATCAAATCCCACGGCGAAACCGCCAACGCCGGCGCGTTGGACGCGGGCACGCTGGCGCAAGGTTTGCAAGACAAAGCCGACCGCGACCACACCCACACCGCCGCCCAAATCCAAGGGCTGGACGAAAAAATCAGCGCGGCAATGGGCGGCATCTTCGGCAACTCGGCCGCCGCGACAGGCTGGCAAAAACTGCCCGGCGGCATCCTCATCCAATGGGGCAAAAACAACATCAACGGCGTGCACAGAAGCAACACCGTCTACTTCCCCGTTTCCTTCGGCGAAGTATGGAGCATCAGCACCGCCACGCATACGCCGAACAGCAGTTTTTACGGCAATATGGCGGCGGGCGTAACCATCCGCAATTATTCGGAAAGCAGCCTCGTCATCGACTACCATTCCTGCTATGAAAACGCAGGCGGCAGCGGCGTGTCCGTCTCTTGGATCGCCATCGGCAAAGCCGCCTCGGGAAACGCCGCCGGCTCCCCATCGACAATCCCCGGAATCGATGAAGAAACGCTAAGGGGAATTAATGAAGACGCGCTAAATGAAATCAGAAGGTGGGCCGCCCGCGGCTTCCAATAACGCCGCCGCCGACCCCGCAATGCCGTCTGAAACCCCGTCATTCCCGCGCAGGCGGGAATCCAGCCCCCTAATGCGGCAGGAATCTGTCGGAAAAAACCGAAACCGGACGAACCTAGATTCCCGCCTGCGCGGGAATGACGAAGGGTTGGGGAAACGGCGAAAACGGCGGATTGGCGAAGCGGCGGGCTTCAGACGGCATCGGATGCTTCGGCGGAGCTTCAGAGTGCGAAGCCTGCCCGCAGGGTACGGCATTGCCCGCCCCTTTCGGAGTGCGAAGCCTGCCCGCAGGGTGCGGCATCGGCAACAAAAAACCGCACGGCCGAAACCGCGCGGGCAAAGAAAGTCGGGCGCGACCGATAAGCAGCGGCCGCCCCGGTTATTTCAATCGGGCGACATATTGGCGCAAAACCTCGTTGATGCGCGTCTGCCAGCCCTTGCCGCCGGCGCGGAATTTTTCGACCACATCGGCGGACAAGCGTATGGTAACGAGTTGTTTTGTAGGATATTTTTGTTTGCCCCTCGTTAATTTGCGGGGCATCAACCCTTGATTTTCCATATCGGCTTGATGCGTTAATAAGGCATTCAGTAAATTTTGCGGCATAACATCTTCAATTGGTTTGAATTTGTCTAATTCTTCATCTGTAAATTCAAGGTTGAAGCGTTCATTGTCGCTGACGATGTTGTTCATATTTTTTTACCTCTCGTTTGTTTGCTTTACGAAAGCTAATCACTCGTAAATGGGTTTTAGTCATCTTAAAACAAATAGCGTGAAGCCGATTATCCAGATAAGCAAGCGCATTCCAGCGGACTTCACCATAATCTGTGCGTTCATCTTTCCAGATTAAAGCACTGTGCCATTGAAGATATTGGGCTTGTTTGAAAGGAAGCCCTCGCTCTTCGATATTGCGTTGATTTTTATCAGGGTCAAATTCAATCTTCATTGCGATTTATGATGTATTTTGTCACTACATTATAAGCGGCAAAAAAGCAAAATGTAAATACAAAAAAGGAAACCCCAAATGACCATCTATTTCAAAAACGGCTTTTACGACGACGCCTTGGGCAGCGTCCCCGAAGGCGCGGTTGCCGTCGGCGGCGAAGAATACGCCCTGCTGCTGGCAGGACAGGCGCAGGGCGGGCAGATTGCCGCCGACGCAGACGGCAAGCCCGTTTTAACCCCGCCGCGCCCGTCCGATTACCACGAATGGGACGGCAAAGAATGGAAAATCGGCAAAGACGCCGCCGTGCGCAAAAAAGCGGAAGCCGTTGCCGCCGTATGGGAAAAAATCAAACAAAAACGCCACCAAAACTTACGCGGCGGCGTGTATGTAGAGTCTGTCGGCAAGTGGTTTCACAACACCGACGAAGCGCGGCAGCAATACACCTTTATGCGCACGCTCCCCCAACTGCCGCCCGATTTGATGTGGAAGACGATGGACGGCGGATTCGTCAATTTGACGCGCCCATTGCTGGACGAACTGAGCCTCAAGCTGCTGGCCGACGAACAGCAGGACTTCGCCAACGCCGAACGCCACCGCGTTTTAATGGAACAGTCGGACGACCCCGAACATTACGACTATTCGGGCGGCTGGACGGAAAACTATCGGGAGGAAGTATGACCCAAAAAACGCTGTACCTCGCCCTGTACAAGGGCAACCGCGACGGCTATGCGCCCGCCGCCGTCAAAGCCCGCATCGGCGATTGGCTGACCCGAAAAATCACGCGCGGCATCTATTCCCATTGCGAAATCGCCGACCCTTGCGCAAACGGCGGCTACCTTTGCTACTCGTCCTCCATCCGCGACGGCGGCGTGCGCGTCAAAAAAATGGATTTGCCGTCTGAAAAGTGGGATTTGATACCGCTGCACGACGCAACGTCCGCCGACCTCGACCGCGTATGGCAGGCGGCACAGGGCAAACGTTACGACTGGGCGGGCGCAATCGGCACGGTTTTGAAAATCCGCCAACGCCCCGACAAATGGTTCTGCTCCGAATTTTGCGCCGCCGTGATGGGCATATCCGACGGCTGGCGGTTTTCGCCCAACGACTTGGCGGCGATTGCCGGAATGGGAAGGGAGGAGGAATGACACCGTTGGAAACATCCGATGCATCCGGCCACGTGCTGAATATGGGCATCATCGGCTTGTCCGGCACTTTGGCGGGGATGCCGTTGGAAGCCTTGGTATTGGGCGCGGTGGCAGGGGCATTGCATCACGGTTTGAAAGAACCGGGCAGCCGCAAGAACGGCATACTGGTCATCATCACCAGTATGCTGCTGGCCGGTTCTTTGTCGCCGATGATTACGGCCTATCTGACCTTGAATTTGGGACTGGAGCAGGAAGTGTTCAAGGCTGCCGTGCCGATTTCGATCGGGCTGGGCTGGTCTTGGGCAACCCCGCTTTTGAATGACGGCCTGCGCCGTTTGTGGGCTGGCTGGATTGACAAATGGGGAGGCAGGGAGAGATGAAATCGGAAATGATTGCCTTGGTGCTGATGACGGCAAACGTAGCGGCGATGGCGGCGGTATTCGTTTACTCCGTCTGCTCGCTTTCCGTGAGACGCTGGACGGCCAAACAGCCCGATTACTGGATTCACAGCTTCCTGGTCGGCGGTTCGATTGCGGTTATCGGCCATTCGCTCGCCGGCTGGCGGGTGCACCATTGGACGGAGATTATGTTCAATGTGGCGGCGGCCGCCTACTTTATGCTGCGCTCGCACCGCATCCATTTGCTGGCGGGGATATTGCAGCGCAAAGGCAAAGACTGTTTGAAAGAGAGAAAGGAAACGAAATGACGGAATTGGATTGGATGAAAGAAGCGCGGAAACATATCGGCTTGAAAGAGATTGTGGGGACGAAGGCACACAATCCTGTGATTGTGCAGTGGCTTAAAGAAATGGGCAGCTTCCCCGGTGCGGCGAAGTCTTGGTATTTTGAGGACGAAACGCCGTGGTGCGGCCTGTTTGTCGGACACTGCTTGGGCAAAGCGGGACGCGCGGTCATCAAAGACTGGTATCGCGCCAAAGCCTGGTCAATGTCGGGCTTGACGAAACTCAAAGCCCCCGCCTACGGATGCCTTGCGGTTAAAACAAGACAGGGCGGCGGACACGTTTTCTTTGTCGTGGGCAAGGATGCGAAAGGCAGGATTTTGGGATTGGGCGGCAATCAGGGCAATACGGTTTCCATCGTGCCGTTCAATCCTGCGGACATTGACGGCTATTTCTGGCCGTCCAAGTTGATTGACGGAAAAGCCGTGCCCTCGTTCCCCGCTGAAGAACGTTACCGGTTGGCAGACGTTGCGGCAACGGCAAAACAGGGCGCGAGTGAGGCGTAAATGCTTGGTTTTTTGCTGAAAAACTGGAAGCCGCTGCTCATTTTGTCCGCAATCGCGTTCTTCGCCGTTTCTTGGCGGCAGGACAGGGCGGCGCAATACCGGCGCGGACGCGATGACGCGGTGCTGGAGGTTTCGGAACGTTTGAAATCCGCCGCGATTGAGGGGGCGGAACAAAGCCGCAAATCGTCCGCCGCGTATCAGGCGCAAAAGGCGGCGCGTGAGGAAAAGGAAAGGGTGCGCTATGTGCAAACGCTTAAAATCATTGAAAAACCTGTGTACCGCAATGCCTGTTTTGATGCTGACGGCTTGCGCGAACTCAACGCCGCCATTGACGACGGCGATTAAGCCGCCCGCCGATTTGGCGCAGCCCTGCCCGAAACTGCCGCACCTCGAGGGGAACACGGGCGCGGACGTGCTGCCGTGGGCGGTTGCGGTGGTCGGAATGTACAAAGACTGCAAGGCGCGGCACGGCGCGTTGGTACGGGCGTTGGGCGCGGATTGAGTTGTCAACCGGAAGTTGACAACCGAACCGTCAACTTTCGGTTGACGGTTGCATCGGGGGAAGTGCCGACATTTCCCCCGATTTTTGACACATCGCGCGGGGGCGGTAAATTTTTGCCGTTTTGTTTGCACGAAGGGGGCAGCGGTTGCATTTTTTGCAACAACTGACGAACAGCAATGCCGTCTGAACTTCAGACGGCATTGTTGTCGGATATGCCTATTCCTTATCCAGCCGGCGCAGGGTTTCGGCGAGCTGTTTGAAGTCGGTTTCCCCCGCCGCCAAACTGACAATCAAGTCGTCAAGCCCTTGGTCGGCGGCAATGCTGATGCCCTGCAAATCCAGATAGGTCAGCATTGTTAAAAGCGCGGTGCGCTTGTTGCCGTCGGGAAAGGCGTGGGCTTTGGCTATGGCTTGTGCATAGAGGGCGGCGATTTCGTAGATGTCCTCAAGGTTTTCATACTGCCGCCAGTTGGCAATCCGCGACAATGCGCCGTCCAAGCGCGCCATATCCGCCCGCCCTTTCAAACCCGCTTCATCCGCCAATACGGTTTGATGGATAAGCGCGACCAGTTCGCCGTCTATCATTTGTCGGCAAGCGCCTTGACGGCTTTTTGATGGGTTTTGGCAATGCGGCGGGCGGCGGCAAGCAGTACGCGTTTGCCTGCTTCGCCTTTAAGCTCGATTTTGACGGGGCGTGTATTTTGGTTTTGCATCGCTGCTCCTTGTCTGTTTGCGGGCATTTTAGCTTTTTTCCGGCAGCTTGGGAAATGCCGCACCCTGCGGGCAGGCTTCGCACTCTGAAGCCTTTCAGACGGCATTTGTATTCCCTACTGCGTCAAACCGACGACAGGTTGCGGATTTCGGGCAGCATCGGGCGGATTTTTGCCGCGTGTTCCGCATCGGCGTGTGCGTTTAAGGCTTCGAGGGCGTTTGCGGCGGCTTTGAGGCGGCTGCGCGTTTCTGCCCAGACCGTCCACATCGTTACCGCCTGTTTGCAGCCGAGCTGCTTGAGCGGCGCGGAAACGTCTCTGCCCATTTGGATGGCCCACGCGCCGTATCTGACGGCGACGGCGAGGTCGTACAGGGCGTTGCTGCTTATGGGCAGGGCAGGTTGCGGCGCGGGCAGCGGTTCGCGGTCGAGGACTTCGCCCGTCAAGCCTGTGTGCAGGGTCAGCGCGTGGACGTAGGCGACGGCTTCGGGCAGCTTCTCGACAGGGATATCTTCGATGGCTTCGACGTTGAAGCGTTGGTGAATCATACTGTACGCGGAGGAGTAGTCTATGCCTTTGCGTCCGACAAGCGCGGCGACGGCTTGGCGCAATCCGGTACGGTCGTCGGCGGTGGTTTTTTGTCCGATTTGGTAGCCGCCTGTTTTGCGGATTTGAGGGATAACCTCTTCAAATATCCAGTCTTGGAATTTGACGGCTTCGGCTTTGCGTGAACGGAAAATCACGCGGTACAGGTTGGGTTCATTGATGTAGGTGATTTCATTCTTCCTACCCTTTGTATCGACGCTGTACATTTTATGTACACCGTCTCTTTTCATGTTGAATCTCAAGGGGTTTGCGTTTGAGATTTCGAGTATTCTTGCTACGTCTGTTAAACAGAAAAGCGGCTCATTATTCTGAAACTCAACACGTACAGATTGTTCGGCTTGAAATTGGAAAATTGAGAGAGTCATTGTGAAGTTTCCTTTGCTATACATTCGAAGTTGCCCGAAACGGGCGGTCGGGAGGTTCGAAAACCCTAGCAAATGGGCCGGCGTTATTCCCCTAACGGGTATTGTATTCCGCGCCCTCCCGACCATAGGAAACTTCGGTTGTGCTATCGAAACAAACAACAGAAAGGAAACTATGGACATGAAAAAATCACGCTGACGGGGTGAATGCCGTTTGCTAAGAGGTTTTCGACGCCTCGTGAACCAAACTTTACTATTATTCCGCTATTGCGTCAATATTTTGGGCGGAAGTACGGACGGAGCTTTGTTGAAAGTTTAAAACTTGGACAGCATTCATGATAGAATAGCCTTTCATTTGATGGTTGATTAAATGACGCGGAAAGAGAGTTACCGCTCTGCTTTCCATCTGTTCCCCCGATGTTCCACCATCGGGGGAATTTTCTTGATTTCTCAAGATGGATACATAATATCTAGTGTCCATTAGATTGTCAAGTTACTTTTTGAATTTTTCTCTCATAGCTTGTTTAACCCATTGGGAAAAATCCAAATTGTTTGCGATTTCCAATAAATCTCCCTCGTTTTCCAAGTTAAATGAAACTTTTTTCACGACGCGCTTGTTTTCGTACTTTCGCTGATACTCTGCTTGTCTTTTTGCCTTTTCTTCATCATTCATAGGAATACTCCTTGATTTTTCATCGGATTGCGTTAAAATAGCAGTAAGTTTGAATCGGAAGGGGCGCGGTGTTCTGCCACCCCTTTGTTTAAAAGCTATTTTCTAATTACATTCTTGCGCGGTTGCAATCAGAAAAATTATCAGCAATATAAACAATTTCCAATTCATTTTGCTGCTCCTTTCCATTCAGACTTAACTTGCCCCGATTGGTTGCCGCCTCTCGGGGCTAAGTGCTTTCTGAATGGTTGTATTATATCTAGTGTCCATTAGAAAGTCAAGCCTTTCCCCCAACAAAATCAAAGAAAAATGCCGTCTGAAGGGCTTTCAGACGGCATAAAAAAAGCCCGAAAAATCGGGCTTTTGTGCTGAAAATGCTTGCGTCTTATGGTAGGCTACCATATAATTGCGCCTGTCGGTTGAACAAGAACCGGCAGGTAAACCGCCAACCTGCAATCCCGCTGAAGGCACTTTCAAAGGAGACGGATTATGATTAAGCTGATTTTAATCATCATCCTGCTTCTGATACTGAAAAGCGATAGCTTGATGTAACAGAAGACGCTGACGGGGCGGCAACCTCGTCGGCGGTTTCCAAAATATTAGGAGGTAATGATGGCTCTGTCAAGAACGGAAATCCAAAAGCGAAGCGATGAGAAACGCGGTATCGTGCAGAAAAACTTCAAGCTGCCGTCTGAAACGGTGGAGCTGATTAAAACGGAGGCGGAAAGGCGGGGGGTGTCGCAAGCCGCGCTGATTGCCTTGGCGGTCAGGTCTTTTGCGGAGGCGTGAAAAATGGCAATGGCGAAACGGTTTATAGTTTGGTCTTTAACGGGTTGTTTTCCCACCTGTCGGCAAGCCACTCAAATTCACAAAACAATCTGTCGTTATTGTTGAGACGACGAAGTTCCATGATATAGGGTTTAAGCGTTTTCCAGTCCGCCAATACGCTGCTGCCGCTCATTCTTCTGTAAACAGATTCGTCGAATATGCCTTCTTTAATGCCGACGGCTGTAAATTCTATGGCATTCAATACATCCAAAACAACTAGATTCTTGCTTTCATGTTCGCCTTTTTCTTGAATTTTGCACGCCAAGGATGTGAAGTTTTCCCTATTGCGCCGCATATTGAGATATACCTGACGTTGTTGTCTGTAATGCGGGTTGCTGCTGTTGGAAATGAGCAGGTCAATTGTCGCTTTTTGCTGTGCTTGATGTTTGCCTTGTTTGACTTGTATATATGCGAAAAAGGCCAGATACACGGTTGCTACACATGTACCCAGCCCTGCTATTGTGTTTGCGTCCATTAGTCAGACTTCCCAGCCTTCGGAATGTATGGGTTTCATCGTTTATCCTTTTTGTTGATGTTTGTCGGTATTCGTATATTAAGGTTATGCGCACATTCTTTCAAGGGGTAATTTAAAAATCAGGCATCCTTGACATCCTCACCTGCTTAAAGGCGTGGGGATTCCTGTCGGCGTTACGCTTGTTGCGAATTGCCCATCATCGTCAAAATGACGTTTCCCCATTTTTCTAATGCTTCTCCACGCTCTTTCAGCAGTTCGGAACGGTTGTAGGCGGTTTGCGTTTTTGTGCCAAGCGAGTGTGCAAGCAGTTTCTCGGCAACGTCGTTGTCGATGTTCAGCTCTTCGCGCAAATACGTTCTGGCAAGGCTTCTCAAGCCGTGGGCGGTCGTTTCCAAGCCTGCACGCTGCATTGCCATACGCGGAGCTTCTTTGTTGATATGGCTTCGGTAGTTGTAGCTTTCAAACAGATATACGCCGTTCACGTTCAGTTCCCGCGCCTGCTGCAATATCTGTTTCATAGCTGTGGAGAGGGGGACGATGTGCTCTCGGCGTTCTTTTTTCCGTTCCGCCGGTATAATCCACTGACCCGATTTCTCATCTATTTCATCCCATCGTGCCAGTGCGGTTTCTTGTACGCGCGTCATAGTCAGCAGCAGCCAATAGATGGCAAGCCGTGTCGTCGGCGTGATTTTCAGGCGGTTGGTCGGATTGGCAAACCCGTTGCGCTGCTCTAAAAAATCTATCAGGAGTGGAAGCTCTGAAGGGGGGAGGGCTGCCATATGCCGGTTTTTTGGTTTTTCAAACACCTGTTTGCCGATTTGTAAAACAGGGTTATACTCAATCAGTCCGCTGCCCACGGCATAGGAAAAAACCAGATTCAGGCTGTTTTTAGTTTTCCGCAAGCTGTCGGCAATGCCACGCCGCTCCATAATGCGCAAGCATTCGACAACATCTATCGTCTTGATTTGTCTTATATCGCGGTTTCCAATAACGGGGAAAATATACCGCTCGAAATTTCGCATAACTTGGACTGTATATTTTTCAGCCATATCCTTGCGCCATTTTTCGTGCCATTCACAAGCGATTTTCTCCAAGGTATATGCCGTCCGTACCTTTACGCGTTTGATGTTTTGCCCCAACGCGAGCTTCCGCTTCTGTTCGTCCCGCCATTCCCGCGCCTGAACAAGGCTGAATAGGGGATATGCGCCCAATGTCAGCGTTTGCGGTTTACCGTTTTCGCCGTTGAAAGAAAACCGCCAAACCTTAGATCCGTTCGGCTTAACCCATAACGCCAGCCCGCCGCCATCCGCCAGCTTGTACAGCCTGTCTTTGGGCTTGGCGTTTTTTACTTGGGCGGCAGTAAGTGGGGTTATTATTTTCGGCAT